GAGACCCCGATGTGTTTGAAAACGCTATGCAGCGCTCTCCAGGGTTGTCAGCTATCAAATTGTTTGCGATGATTATGTCGTTCCAGGTCGTACCAGTAGAGTTTGTCCCCAATGATATGCCCTGATAGTTTGTCGCAATAACCGAAGCCGAACTCTTGTACGCTATGTTATTGTATATTTTGACATGGTTAAATGTGTAATCTCTTTGTGCCTGCAAAAAAATGCTATAGTTGGTGACATCGACAAACGTATTGTTATAAACACTTAAATAATACGCGCCAAGAGACTGCAAGCCGTCCATGTGCTGTATCGTAGAGGTGTACGGAATCCCCTTTGCGTAGTTGTTATAAACTGAGACTCCCTTTCCTCCTGCCTTGAAACAGTCCTCTCCTATGCCATTCCCGTTTAATTGATACGGAAAATATATCGTGTTGTCGTGTACCAACACGCTACCGTATGCATCGGGGTTGCTCCACGAACCTTGGAGATAAAAAACGTGGTCGGCGTTTGCGGTGGTCGGAAGTTTGTTGATATAGCAATGGTCTATCTCTACATTGGACAAACCGGAGCCGTAAAAAAACCTGCCATTGCTTCCGACACTTTTTACATAAGATATTTTCGCGTTGGTCGTCGAAATTATGCCGCTGCTTTTAGATCCTATAAACTCAATATGCTGCGTCGAGTCACCAGCATATCCTGAAACGATTATATGGTTTTTATCAACAAAGTTTGAGCCGGTCGATGAAAACCGAACCAAACCGTTATGCCCTGCTGTGAGTCCAACCGAATAGGTTATCGGATTCCCAGCAGCCCCGGCCGTTGGAGTGATTGACGCGCCCGAATAGGACTTGCTCGATCCCGATGAACCGCCTGAAATGTAAACGGTATCGCCGGCCGCAAGCCCCGTGATCGAGGAAAAGCTCGTCCAGGCATTGGCCCACGTGGTTCCGTTGTTGCTGCCCGTTGCGGCAGAATCGACAAACCACTCTGCGGCAAAAGCGCCCGAAGCAATTATCATGATAAAGGTTATGCTACAAAAAATCTTTTTCACTCGGACCCCCAGCTTGTGTTCTTGCGAATTTCTACCTGGTCCAGCTTGTACCTGATAATCGATGCGCGGGGCGCAATCATTATCTGATTAATTCCACTGCTTTCGGATGTTGTCCTAGTGGCATCTGCGCTGCTGACCACGTCGCCGCTGTCGTTTTTAATCTGGCATTGTACGCTTGTGCCTGGGATATAGGTTATGTACAGCCAGTATTTACCGTCAGAAAATGTATCGACTCCGGTAAGGCTAGCCGTTGTGTTATTAACTCCGTCGTAGGCGTACAGAAGCGAAAAGTCTGTAAGATACCAGTAAAGCCAACACCCGGCTTTGGTGTCTCCGTCAAGCTGTAAACGTAAATCAAGGCCGTTGCGCTGATCGACTTGTGATGTAAAATCTATCCCTCTAAACGCTAATCGCCCGTACACCGTTCCCGACGTTGTGGTGAACGTGTCGCTTGAATGCGTAGTCTCCGATGCGGCGTTATAAAGACTTTCGTTGCCTTCAAGCGGCGAGGTGGTGTAATCGTCATTCCACCCTGAAGGGAGCGATCCCCATTGCGCGTCATCGTTGGCGTCTTCGAAGTCACTATAAAATATAAGGTTGGTTGCAACAGTTGGAGGCGGGCCGGTAACCATCTGAAACCCGGTTATCCAAAAAAAACAGATAAAAAGCGTCAACAAGCGCAATATCATTTAAACCTCCGTGTCCGTCATGGTGATACCCCCAGATAGAATACGGCTTTGAAGCTCTGTGATGATTGCATTTTTATACATCTTGCCTATTCGCTTATCTACATCGCCAGCGACAACCTGAACCCTGTGGATACGGTTATATTGAGCATCAGTTTCAACCCCAGGAGTCGCCGGATCGTCTGCGATGTTCGTAAAGATTGCAGTTTGTTCAACCTTGCCATTCACAGGGACAACGCCGGTGTCGGAGTGCCAGACGTAAACCACATCGATCACTTTGCGGCTGAGGTCCGTGGTCCATCTAATCAATTCCACCCACGTTGCGGACGGCGGCGCCAGCGCTTGAGCGCTTGATAGATTTATTCTGTCGCCCATTAGTCTCTCTCCTCGAAGCTGTCGATTAGGTAGAAAATTTTAAGCCCTACAACCCTTATTGCCTGTGTGCTTGTATCGTGCGTACCGTCGTCGTTGTCTCTTGTCAGTCGAACGAACAGCAGATCACCTCCAGCCCCACTTGCCGCCATAGCAGTTTTGTTTTTGACCTTGAAAAAATCGTATTGCGTATCAACCGTTGTGGCGGTTGTTTCTGCGTCTTCGAAGTAGGCGTTGCCGTTTGTTGTTACCCAGGTATTGTTGATTGTTTCGTCGTTACCGCGTGCTTGGATGGATATTTCGAACTCTATCGTTCCTGACGGAGAGGCTTCAGCAGAGAACACTTCGGGCTCAATGAACAGGTTTCCACCGTCCCAGTTTTCAGGCATTACAACCTGAACGTCTATGGTTCCTGCCGCGTCGGAACAAGCCGTGTAGTAGATATACGGCCCGCTGTTGATTGCGGCAGATGTCACCGCCGCGCAGTTAGTGCCATCAACCCGGAACGCGCCAGGATGGACATAGATAGACTTCCACGATCCTGCGGCCGGAATCGTAGCTACGGTAAAGCTGCTGTCCCCCGGTATCGTCGCCGTCCGTGCGTCTGAAAACGCAAAACTCCATGTCAGGGTGCCGGTGCCGTCTGCATCGGCTATCGGTACGGACTCGCTGATTGACTCCATGAAAAAGGTTCCGTTTACGTCCTGAATCGGTATCCATACCGAGCCTGACCACATGACCTGATAATCGTCCGTGCCGGCAATGTTAGACGGATCCCACCCTGCGGCCTCGTTGTTGGCCCAATAAAACATGCCCACGACAAGATCATCCCCTGTCGGCGCGGCGCTCCACACGCGGCCGATCTCATCCCTAACGACCGCCGGATTGACAAGGCCCGGATCAATGTACCCGTCGTTGACGGTATCTCCGGGCAGATCATCGATATCACCAACCGCTCCACCAGAATCACAATTACCGTCTGATTTCAGATACCCGGTGCAAGATCCCAATGCCCACAACCCGACAAAATCGGTATATGCTGCGGCTGAGTATCCGCTACCATTACCAGCGCCTTTAACCGGCCCAATTATGCCGCTGGCGAGGGAGGATAGGTCGGCATCTGCCTCCTGGTAGCCTGCGTGGGTATGGTCGCCGGCGGCTACGGTTCCGGAAGTCGTGCCAATGTCAGCCACTGCAGCAGATCCTAAGCCAATTGCCGCGCGCTGATCGCTGGCCGACTGTGACACCATTTCGCCGCCCTGAATTTGCAAAAACCCATCAAGCAGTCCGTGGCCTTTCTGCACGATGTTTTTCAGATGCACCCGACGGCCGCGGCTGGCCGACACTGAATACATGGGTGCATAATCTTCGCCGCTAGGCGACGGTTCCTCAGTTTGATCGCTTATAGCTGTGCCTTGCTGGCAAAAAGCTGTGTCGCATAGAACCAACAACGCCAAGCAAGCCGCCGCCAGAAATTTAATGATCACTCCCATTGGATCGTGTCTCCAGTGTCGTCCCATAGTATTTGTTCACCGCTGGGCTCCCATAGTATCGTATCTTCATCGCCAGCCGACTGCGCCGCCGCCATGGAGTCGCGGTCATAAGCCGGCTTGCAAGCCGCGTGCGCCCCGCACGTCGGACACCTGTCAACATCTTCCTGTTGGTGGTCATCCTCCACCCATAAGTTCCGGCAGTTCCAGCATATCCGAAGGTCGAAAAGCGACATGGGCTATCCTATTTAGACTCGCCAAACCACGTTTGCACTACGGTACTAATCTTATTCCTGCGGGAGTAGGTGGCGCCGCTGGCCGGGTAAATTCGAAAGGGACGGCAGCGCTGCATTGTTCCCCCCAAATAGGATCGCTTTTGCATGCCTTGACAGTTAAGCTCGTTATCGCTCCCGCTTCGGCCGCGGTTATGTCCATGCGTATCGCCCCATCCGGTTGGGCCGGTACCGTTGCGGGAACCCACACTGGACCGGTCAGTTTATAAACCTGCACCCCGGACTGCGGGTCGCAAACCAGGAACGGAGCCGCCCATACGGTGGTTGAGACAACTACAGCTACGCTTATGCCCATCAAAACCTTGTTCATTTGGCACAATCCTTATTGCTTGTTTGCCTACGGGATCCACGGCCGCGCGAACAGTAGGTATAGCGAAAACTGATTGGCCGCCGTGCCGGTGTCCGTAACGGCGATCGTCAGCACATCCGCAATCGGCCTTTTTATTGGCAAAATGCTGTTGGTGATCTGCGCGACGCCGGTTGACGCCGTTGAAAGCGTAAGCGTGTCGCCCGCGACTGAGCCTATTAGTTGCAGCCCGCTCGCGGATGTTATTGTCACCGCGCCGGACGTGGGGTAGGTGGCGGCGGGGTTTACCGCCCACGCGGTAACGAGGTAATACCCCATGTATTTGTATTCGACCGGCAGGTAAGACCCCGCGCCGAACACCTCCGCGTGCGTCAATGTCTTGTTGGTGAACGTGCCATCGGTCTCTGCGATGCAAGCTAGTTTCACCACCAAAAACGATTGGTTTTGCGAAATCGAATAAAGCGATGGCGTCATCGAAGAGGCCGCATGCGCCCCAACGGCGCACAGCAAATAAATTGCCAATACGATCGCAACAACCCTTTTCATCTCTAAGCTCCTTTATCGCTACAGCCTGCGGCGCGTTTTCTCCACTGCATCGCCAAGTCCCATCGCCTGATCCTTACCGCTCTCGATCCGGCAGCTCTCGATGTCCAACCCGAGCGACCGCGAACCCCATTCTCCGGAGTACGCGCTTATGGACGATACCTTGCCCGTGACGATCACCGTCACCTCGTCTTGCAGACTGAGACCATCCATGCCTTCCGGGTTGATTTTGCTTTTTTCCGGAAAAGAAAGATTAAGGCTTGGCGCTGGATTTGGCTTTATCCCTACCGGTTGGTCCGTGGATTTAGACTTTTTCTCGGACATATCACCACCTATGTTGGGCTATTCAATCGCTGAATGTTTTTTTGTTTCTGCTTTTACCTGAACCCTGAAACCTGAACCCTGAACCCTCTTCAACTTCATCCACCCTCTCGCCCACCGCTTTTTCAGTGGCTGGCGGCCCCTGCATTGATGTTTCCGCCTGCGCGTAGACGAAATCCCCGAACCGGATGGAGATCGCCTGCCCCCACCAGTCCGGACGCTTGGGGAAAAGGTCCATCCATGAGAACGGCCCCGATGTTTCCTGTTGGTTACCGCTTGGCGCCCGGGTGTACAAGATTGAATCGAGATCTGAATCTGATCCGGTGAACGCCTGGAAGTCTCCCTGCATCTCCTCTTCCCGCCGCTGCTTGGCCGCGTAGTACGATTCTGAAATTTCCTTTCCGGCGCGCGTCCACCATGCGATCGCCGCCTTGCGCTGCACCGCCGAGGTCATGATGTCGAACTCGGCCTCGCTCCTGATGGGCTCTCCGTTGCGGTATCCATAGCTGCCGTTTTCGAACAGCATCACCTGGGCGCCGGATGCGTCTTGCCAGCTTCGAATCACCATCACCTGTTTAATTGTCTTTTCTCCGGTGGCGCCGGTTATCTCCACATTCAGCTTTTGGGGCACAAATCACACTACCTTTCCTTTGCCTGCGGCCGGGGTCTCCGGCCGCTGGGTTTTTTTTTATTTTTTTTTCCTACTCCCCAAGCAGCATGATCAACATCGACGCTGCGGCCGGCGCGATCGTGGACGCCATTTCCTTCAGCGGGCCGAAGTCGTATGTGGTGTCGATTGCGGTTCCGGAGAACCGCACCACGGTTTCGGCATCGGCGCTGTTCTCCGCGTATGCTCCATTGGCGAGCGCGCCGGTCGCCGTCGATCCCGTTCTCATGCCTTGGGTGTAGATTATGATTTTGTGGTTGGCGCGGTCGAATTTGTAAATAAACCCGTTCACCGGCTGCTCGATCACGCCGAACTCGATCGCCTTCTTGAACCCGAAAACACCTATTGCCGGCAGTGGAACGCCGCCGGTGGGGTAGGTTAGCGATCCATTCCCAAAACCGACCGATGCGATTTGCATCAGCTTCGGGCCACCGGGGGCGATGTCCCGGTTGCGCGTCGAAACACTGACAGTTACATCACTGGATGCGATAGCCGCCATGACCGTCTCCTTTTGTTGGGGCGGCTTTTTAGCCGCCCAAATTTTTATTTTTTTTGTGGGAGCGGCGTCCCGCCGCGATTAATTCTTTTTGGTTTATGTACTTAGCCGCCGGGAACGCCACTCGCTCCCGGCGGCCAATCCACGCTACGCCGTCGCCACCATGTCGGTCTGGTTGGCCTTGGTCTCCGACAGCGGCTTAACCAGCAGCACCGGCTCGAAGTGTCCTGCAGGGCCCGTGACCGGCGCCGTGGTGATCTGCACGACAACCTCGTCCCCGGCGTTCAGCACGGTGCCCTTGGCCACTTCGTCATAAAGCACCTTGCCGGCGGCGGTCGTGCCCATGGCGAACTCGCCGATGTCGCCGTCGCCGCGGCCAGAATCACTACCGGCGGTCACGCGGCGGTCCATCTTCACGACGCCGGGGGTCGACCCGGCGCATGTCTCGGTGATGATGAGTTGGGCCATCACCACCTCGCACTTGAACGGCACCAGGATCCGCGCGACATCGGCGGCAACCTGGTCCAGGTCGATTCCGGCCGTGTCGTCAAAGTCGATCTGCTTCACAACCGGCAGGGGGATAACGTAATTTTCAAGCATTTTATTTCTCCTTGTCTATGCGGCGGCGGAATCTAACGCCGCCGGTTATTTGTTGTTCAGCCTTCAGCCTTCAGTCTAAGAGCTGGTCACCCGCACGATCTTGGCCTCGTAGTCCGAAGCCGAATCCCAGGTGGTCGCAAACGCCACGACCCCGTACCAGGCCACGGCCTTCTTGCGCCCGAAGTCCCCCTGGTAATTCGGGTTGACCCGCAGGTGGGGAAACTCCGTCTCGATTCGGCTGACAGCCTCTTCGCCGAAGACAACTCCCTCGCCGAGCACCGAGCCGGAGCCTACCCCATCGGTCAGCGCCGCCGTGTGCACGCACTCGACCAGGCGGATGCTTTCGCAGCGCCCGCACTCGGAGCGGAAAATCAGGTCGCCCTTGCGCAGGTACATATTCCAGCTTTCGAACCGGCGGTCCTGTTTGATTCCGCGCAGGCCCTTGGTGGAAAAAACGCCCACATAGTTTGATCCGTCGTGGAACGGGACATGGATGGTGTTCGCCATGTAGTCGCGGATCACCCCGAGGTGGTCGGCGTTGATATTCACCAGCGCCTGGGTGGATGGCGTCCCGTCGGTGTCCCACACGCCGCCGGTTAGGCTCGTCGGGATGAAGGCGACCTTTGCCGCCTTGAAAGCCGTCGCGGCGGCCTTGTCCATGGCGCGCTCCATCTGCCGCGTGAGCTGCCGCTGGGCGCCCTTGGCCGGGTCGAACTTGGATAGGTCCTGCATGAGCGACGTGTACTCGACTCCGCGCCCCCACTCCTGCACGGTGATCTGGCGCACGTCCATGCTGAGTTTATCGATCGGGATGCGGGTGTCCTCTTCAAGCGCCGCGCTGGTGGGGTCGGAAAGCTCGTTGTAGTGCACGAGCGTAATGGACTCGCCCATGTGCTTCCCGAATGTTTCTTCCTTGTCGGTGAACGGGACGAAGACCATCTTCTGTGCCGCGGTCTCTAGCAGCTTTCCCGATAAAGCATGATTTTTGTAGACGCCGGTTTCGGCGTCGTAGGTCCAAGTGGTGGTATTGCTCATTTCCTGTTTCCTCCGTCGATGTCGCCGGCGGCACTATGGCCGCGCCGGCTTATAATCGGCGGCGCTCGTTTGCCCTGGCGATCGCGTCTCCTAACCCGATTGGCCCGCCGGCGGAACCGCCCGCCTGGCCCTCCGGTGCGCTTCGTACCCGCCCGCCTTCGCCCATGGGCAGGTTGGATGCCTGCCGGGCGCGGGCCTGGATCGCCGCCTTGCGTTCCTTGTATCGTTCGATGGTCCACTCGATCTGCTCGTCGAGGGACAGGCTCCTTCCATTTTCGTCCCGCGTAGGTGTTGTCAGCGACACCCCGACCCAAAGCTCGTCGTTTGGGTCTATTGCCGCCGCATTGGCGCGCGAATCGATATACTCTCGCACCTGCTCGCGGCGGACCTGCTCGTCCGCGGGTACTGCCGGCGCTGCTGCCCGGGGCGCATCTGCTTCCGCAGTATAACCATACGTTGTTCCGGGATCGCTTGCGGGTTGCTGTCTTTCGCCGCCCGCTTCCTTTTCCGGAACTGCGGAGGGGGAGGGTTCTGGCGATGGTGGCGCGATCGGCTTCCCGTCCTTCCCGACCGGGTTTATAGTGAATTTGCGCACATCGGAGTCCCTGCGCGCATATATCTGCGCTACCTTTTTGCGGTGCGCCGGGTCGTCCGGATCAAGCGCCTCGATTTCTTCTAACGCCTTTTCCGTGCGCTCGGTCATGTACTCATCGATCGCATGGTCTACTGCTGATTGTGCGGCGCTTGCGATCTCCTGCTTTTGACGCGCGGCGTGCTGCGCCTCGTATTCCGCGATTTTTCTCCGCGCCTCGGCCGCTTCCTGCTCGGCCCGGGTCGCCTTGCCCTGCAGCTCGCGGTATCCGCGCTCGGCATCTTCGTGGGTTTTGAACCTCAAGGCCACGGGGGGGGCTGCCGCAGGCTCTTCCGCTTTCCCCGTTCCTGTTTGCGTTACGTTTTCATTGGCTTCGCCCGGGTGGTCCTCGGCTGGGGCCGGGGTGGCTGGTTCTTGAGTTTTCTCTTCGCCAGGGCCGGGAGCGGCGTCGGCATTCCCGAACGCAAAAATATCGGTGCCGGTCACGATTGGCGTGGTCTGGCTTGGTTGTGCTGCCAAATTACCCATGTTCAGCTTGCTTTCTCCGGCGTGGTCTCGCTTGCGAGGGCCGGGATTAGAAAGTTATAGCGCCTGACGTAGCGCCGGGCGGCTTCGCGCGCCGTTATGGACGCGGCGTCGATCGCCCTTAAAATATCCAGGCACGTCTTTGCCTGGGGGTCCTCATCCAGTATCGTCGCTATGCGCTGCTCCAACACCTGCACCACCTTGTCGGCTACCATCTGCGCGGCTGCCGACGCCGGAAGCCCCGCCATCTGCATCCGGTCCATCATCTCGTCGGCGTCCGTGCGCTTTTCGTCGCGCCCGAACGCGGGCGACATGGGCATTCCTGTGATGATGTCTACCGGCGATCCGCTCATTGTCCGCCCTCGTCGCGCGGCTTGTTTCCGGCTCCGGGACTTGATTTTCCAATCCCGATGTCGTTAAGAAGCTTTACCAATTCAGACACTTGCGCCATGCCTTCGGCCTGCTCCACCTTTTTCTGGTCCTCGGCCGCTTGCGCTTTCATTTCCGCGTCGATCTGCATGGCCTTTTCGTCGCTCGCCACAATGCCCTCGTCGGTGAGGTTGGTCCTTGTTTCGAGCGCCTTCAGCATCTTATAGGGCTCCAGGTAGGGCGCGAACTGCGGCTGCGCGCAAAGCGGGATGAACACCTGGGTTAAGTGCTGCAGCGTCTCGGCGCCCTTCATCAGCGCCGAAACGCCGCTGACGTGGAACCTTCCCGACAACGCCGGAAGCCCGTTGACCCCGTTCGGACGGCGCGGGTCCGGCGCCATCATCATCTGCTCCAATGGCTCGCGGCCGAACATATCAGCGTAGTCGGTGTATCCGGCGAAGGCTTCTATGACTTCCTGCGCCGCGGCCAGCGCTGCGATTGCCCCGGATTCGACATTGGCGCCGATCAACTGGAACACGCCCAGCCCTTGGTCGAGCATTTGCTGGCTTTCGCGCCAGGTAACATCCTTGCGGTATCCCGGGAGCCCCTGCACCGCGTCGGTGATAAAACTTCCGCGCTGGAATATCTGGTCATGGTACTGCTGGTTGGCGAGGATCGAACCGGTAACGTCGCGGCGGATGCTCTCGCGTACCGCCTGCTGCCCGTTGACGCTTTCGCGCGTGAGATACTTCTTGCCCGGCCAGTCCTCGACATCTCGCGGATCCACCAACTGCTCGACGCACACCTCTTTGGGCGGGTTCACCAGCCACGAAAGCGCGTCCTCGAACAGGCATTGCAGGTTGCACATGGCCTCCCACACCGTGACCACGCTTTTCAAAAGTCCCCGCCCGCCGTACCCGAGCACCGATGGAAATGGCGAAAATGACACCCCTGGCCACCGTAGCCGGCGGTAGGGGACCGCTTTGGGCTCTTCGATTATCCGCCCCCCGCACACCGTCAACTGCGCCCGCGGCAGCACCACCTCCCCGCGCTTGTCTAGCACCGTGCCGTACATTTCCTCCACCAGGTGCAGCGTGCGGAAGTCGCTGCGGCGGTGCACCTGTCTCTTGCGCGCCTCGATCGCGTCCTTGGTCAGGAATGGGTCGTTGGGTGATGCCGTCGATTCCGACGTGTTGCGCACGCGCTCGATGTCGAAATACTTGCCCCGCGCCTCTCCGTCCTTCAAAACATGCCAGTCAAGCCATTCGCGGTGGATCCAGTAAAGCCCGCCCTGCGGGTCGCGGCGGGGTGCGTCCGGGTCGCGCAGGATTTTCCAGGGTTCGATCAGCGAGTACTGCAGCCCGCGACCTGGTATCCAGCGGGGGATGATTTCCATGCTGACGCCGACGGCAAGCGCCATGGTTACCGCGTCGGCGAAGGCGGTGACGAAATTTCCGTGCTGGTCGTCGTTCTGTATATCGAGTACGGTTTTCCAGAACTGCTTCGCCGTCTCCGACTGGTCGTCGTGGATGGTCAAAAAATCAGGCGAGAACGCCTTTTTTATAACCGCCGCGCCGAACTGCACCGTCGCAAACGGCTTTGGCACGATAACCCGCGATTGCCAGGCGTCTTTATTGGAGTACGAATACGGCTCTTCCTCGTTGTAAACCCGCCAACAATGGTCCTGTTGCCGCCGCAGCTCATCGGTCGCCTGCACCGATGTCTTCACGCAGTCGGCCACGTAATCTACGATCGACTTCTCCTGTTCGACCGCGATCCGACGCGCGGCGTCCTCGCGCTCGGCCGTCTCCTGGTCGTCAATTTGCTGTGTGGCGTACTCAGCGCGGTCAACGCGCCTACGCGCCTCCACCAACTCGTCCATCGGATCGCGTGTTATTTCGACCTGAGGCATTTTTTATTTTTTTCCCTTAAACCCTTACACTCCGGCTCCGGGAGCCTTGGGGAATATCCGGTCGAAGTTCTTCCGGTATCCACCCTCGCGCTCCGCCGGTTTCCAATCGCTCGAATGCGACGGGCAGCTATGTGAACATTTATGCGTGTCTGGCTCTCCGTCGTGGCCTTTCGGGTGGTCCGTAACCGCGCCGCAGCCGGTGCATTTAAACACCTGACGATTGTTTTTTCTCGACCCCTCGCGCATTTCCCAAAAACGTGAATACTTTCCCATCAAACTTAAATCCCTGGACGCAGCGTTATCTCGCCCGGCGCCCCTAATTGCGCTGGGCGGCGGATAACCGTTTGTCTTCCGTCGTATGGCGCCGAGGCGTAACTCATCGCCCGCTTGAGCGGATTGAAAAAAGGGTTGCGGTTTTTTGCGGGGGCCACGAACTGCCGCGCATACGGCAGCACACGTGCCACTCCGTAGGCAAGCGCGTCGCCGAGGTCGGCCGCCTTATCCTTGACCGGAAGATTGCCGATGATGTTGCCCTGGTTGTCGCTTTTAAAATGCCATCCGCCGTTGAGCGCCCGGTGCAGGTCATGGGCGGTTTGCGAGATGTATATTACCGGGCTTCCATCGCCTGCGAGCGTGCCGAGCGCCGTGCGCAGCGGATCGATTCGGTAACTCCATTTGGTGGGTCCGGGCTCAAAGCGCGTTTTTAGTATCTGTTCGATTCTGCGCGCCGCGGTCATTCCCGTGGTCGATTGGTCGGGGGTGCGCATTGTGGGGTCGCCTATATCGCGCCAGTCCGGGATACGGCCGGTGAACTTGGGACCCTTTACGAGCGGCAGAACCTGCTGCTCGCAAAGCTCTTTAGCGCCTATGCCATCTCCCCAAAAACAGTTATGCACCCATATTTTTCCGGGCGGGATATATTGCGCCACCAGACATACCGGGTGGTGCCACCCGTCATAGAACCTTAGCCCAAGCGCTCCGGGCACTACCGGCAACTCGCGTCCGGCGAAATGGATTTTAGGGTTATACTCGGGCGTCACACGTTTTCCGCGCTGCACCGGGGCCGCGATGCCCTCGACGTAGCGGGCGTACTTTCCGGGGTCGTTTTTGAACGCGGCCTTGTTTGCCAGACGGGCGATCTGATTCAGATAGGTGTTCTCGCCGTAAGCGATCCGGAAGACGTGCTTGACGATCCGCTCCCCTGTCGCCTCATCCTCGGCATACACCTCTGGCATGTTGGCGACTTCTTCCGTCCAGTGATCTTCGTCGGCAGGGTTCTGCGTCACCTGCACCCGCATCCGCGTCCCCTTCTGTCGCGCAGCGCGGGCGATTGCCATATCAAACACGTCGCGCGGAAGCCCCGCGTTCGCCTTTTCGATGATCGGCGCCGGCTCTTCGAGCCAGATCAATCCGTACTCGGGACCCTGCAGCTTTGACAGCGCGGCGGGGTCGTCGATCCCGAACAGATCCGCCTCTACCCGCGGCTGCGAATGGATCACCATCTGCTTGCAGTCGTCGTGGAACTCCACCCACGCCCCAAAAATCTCCTTCAGGCTCGGGACCGTCGAAATTTTGATGTTCTGGTGTGTGTCCCGCACCACCGCCGCCCGGATGTCCTTCTCGCACCGGTGCGCGTGCCTAACGACGCCCGCCGCGCCGCTATAGGTCTTCCCTTCACCCATTGGTCCCATGAGCATGGCAATTTGTGCATCGCTTTCTACGAATGCGCTCTGCGTTGGCGAAAGGTCGAAAACGAGGTCTTTAGGCATCCGGTTTGCCCTCCTGCGGTTCCTTGGGCTTGCCGAAATGCACCACCATGGGCTTGCGCCGCTGCTTCTCGGTCTTGGCTTCCGGGTCGTACTCGTTGCTGCTGTCTACGATCACGATCTTCCCGCGGCCGTCTTCCTTGAGCAGACCTGATTTGGCGAGCTTTAGCTCGATCACCTTTACCGCCATGGCGGCGGCCTTTAGGCGCTTATCCTGTAGTCGCTCGTCTTTGAGGATGTATTCGAGGCAGGTTTTGACGATCTTCTTGATGATTTTTCTTCTGGTGTCATGGTCTTCTAAGTTGGCTTCCGCCTGCGCGATCAATCTGCACCATGTAGTGATCTCGAAATCGATTGCGGACTTTACTGACGCCAGGCGTTCCGCCATCTCGCTCGGCTCTTCATTGAACCATTTGAGAGATACGGCTTCTACCTTTTCGAGTGCCACAAGGTCGTCCGGAACTACCTTGTCGACATGCTCTTGGATTATCTTGTCTGCCCGGCTTTTTGCTACCCTGCCAACGCGGGCCAGATAGCGATTGACCGCGGCATCGCTTATCTTGTGCCCTTCCTTGCGCAAGATGCGCCCGATCTCCCGTCCGACCGTGATTCCGTCGTCGATCATCAATGACGAGACGCGCTCGGCGAGGCCCATGCGGTCTATCTTTGAAGCGGTATTTGCCACGCACCAATCGTATCACCTGTTTTTAAGATTAAATGCCGTTCAAAACCGGTGGTCATGATTGGCCGCGATTTGCACGCTTGAATGGCACTTCAGGAGTGGTAAAGTTGCGTTTGTTGCAAAAAAAGTTCTTGACAAGGTTTAAAATAACGCCTTGAACCCGCCGCCCGATGTTTTTTTAAGGGCACGTTGGTTGAAAGTTTGAACGACCCCATGCGCTTGGAGTCTCATGGGGGGAGGGAGTCCCGGTCGAGCGGTTTCTGTTCGGCGGACGGCACCCTGTGGATGGTTGGTGGGTCGGTCGGTCGGAGTCAATTTCGAAAGGACCGAAGGCCGAGGGGCGGCCGGCCGACGATCGAACGGCGACCGATTGGTAGGTGGATTGGATGGCCTTGACCGCTGCCAGATGGTTGGACCTCGATCCCGGAGATCCCGGTTCAGGCATCGACCACCTGGTTGGACCTCGATCCCGGAGATCCCGGTTCAGGCATCGACCACCTGGACGCCGTGTGACCTGGCGATCGTTTTTATGGCAGGCAAGGGGGTGGTCGATTGCCAACTTTCGTTATTAGTTGGCAATGGCTCTTCGACGATATTTGAAGCAGTTACAGGATGTTAATCCTATTTTAACCCCCTGCAACCCAAAACAGCCGTTTTTGTACGCCAACTAATAAGGACAAAACGCCAAAAACAAGGCATTCGGACGACCACCTCCAGGAGGACCACGGAAACCGCTTTTTCCGCCAGGTCCGGCTGACTCGCCATTTTTCATTGACTCACACATGCCGAACCACCATTTTGACCAGGAGCACCAATGCCGCACCCCGAACAAACCCAGGCTGCTTCTGCATCCACAAAAAACAATCCTCTCCAACCCCCGCCCCCCGTGTATCCCCAAAGAGCTACCGCACACGGATGGTTGTCCTGCCTCACTCTACACGATCTAATCGAGTCACAAAACCCTCCACGATCCCCCTCCGTCCATTGTTTTGAAGCGGAGGCAGCTGGCGAAAGCGTCCAAAGTTGCTCAATCAAGGTGCTTTTCGAAGCACCACGCAAAGCCTCGCCAGGACTGGATTTGTCCAAAGTTGCGTCCAATGTCCAAAGTTTTTCCTTATTGTTTTTATCCAGCGCTCTTCTTATGCCTCCCCCCTTTCGCCTATATAAAATATTTATTTATTTTTTCCCGCAATGAAAACAACTAGCAAAAACTTTGGACATTGGACGCAACTTTGGACAACAGCCTGTAATCACAACTTATAAAAACACCACCAACGACCTCTTAAAACATCAAACTTTGGACGCTCTGAACCTAAAAAAAACAAAATGGGCGGCGGGAAGCAGGCAATTATTTTGGCCAAGTAAAGTTCATAAAGTTGAACTTTTATGGCAAAATGTTCAAAAACATGAATCTTATCAACTTTTCAAGTGTATCCGCATGTTAAGCACTTTTTAGGTTGATTTTACCAAAAAAGCGGTTCATAAAAATGAAACTCACCAAAATTTTAACGCTGATTTTATTACCTTTTCTCACTGGCATAATATATGCACTTAAAAAGTGTATGATTTTAACCTTAAACCTTGGGAGAATAAAAATGAAAGATCGCTATGACAAAATGACGGACGAAGAATTTGACTCAATCCTGGAGGAATTATTGATCCGCGACGCATCAACGAGGAACGCGGCGGCTGGCTGGTATGCCGCCAGCCCGGAGGCCTGTTGTGCGGAATCATCTGGAGCGACGGGAGCTACTACGCCAACCTGATCGAGGACGCTGACGGCAGGCCGTGCAAGAGACTTCTAAGGCGCGGAGGTCAGCGGGTGCGCGGTACGATCAAGGTCGATCCCGATAATTCCGCCAACCTGGGCGGAATACTGTTTTAGAGCAAACCCACCGGCCGGCGCGAGCGCAGCGGATCGCGCCGGCTGTAATTGGAGGTAATCCCATGAGCAACCACAACCACCCCCAAGCCGGATCATCCATCAAGGTCGAGCCAATCCGCGACCTGAAGGACATCCGCCTAATAAAAAAGCTCTTGGCGGATCGTCCCCGGGACCTGGCGCTCTTCGTGCTCGGCATCAACACAAGCCTGCGCGCCTCCGACCTCGCTCGCCTCACCGTCGGCCAGCTGCAGGGGCTTAAACCCATGGATGAACTGGAACTCAAGGAGAAAAAAACGGGCAAAGTGCGGCGACTCAGCCTAAACCGCGCCTGTATCGAGGCTATTGAGGGGCAGCTAAAGGCGTTATCGTCATGTTCGAAACCCAATGACGGTCATCCGTCATCTGTTTTACCAATAGATTCCCATCCTTTTTTTGCATCCAGAAGGGGAGGCGGGGCGCTGACGGTATCAAGTATCCATCGGCTGGTGAAAAGCTGGTGCCGTGCCATCAACCTCCGCGGAAACTACGGCTCACACACGCTCAGAAAGACATGGGGCTATCATCAGCGCGTGACCTATGGCCAAGCCCTACCCGTTCTCTGTGAGGTCCTGGGGCACGCCACACAGCGCCAGACGCTGACTTATTTGTGCATCCAGGCCGAGGAAATCAAATCGGTTTACGCAAACGAACTATAGAAAGGAGAAATAAGACCATGATCAAGATTATTGATGGAGTACGCTACGACACGGAAAAGGCCATCGAAGTTGGCAGCGCCGAAGCATCATGCCCGCAAAGCGATTTTCATTATTGGAGCGAAACGCTCTACAAGGCCCCCCGATCCGGCCGCTTCTTCATTGCCGGCGAGGGCGGCCCCATGAGCAAGTGGAGCAAACCCGTCTACCAAAACTCATGGAGAGGATCGTCAGGTATCCGTCCCATGAACGCCGAACAGGCGCGCGAATGGTGCGAGCAGTACCTCGAAGACACCGACTGGACCGAGCATTTCCCGAAGGGCGCCATCGAAGACGCATAAAAAACCGGGCCGGGGTCTGCGTCAACAGCCCCCGGCCCATGTGCACACAAACCAAATACCTTGGGAGGATCTCAGATCATGCGCACAATCATTATTTGCACCATCCTGTCATGGTTGTCAACCGCTGCGGCCCTAACCCTCCACCAAACAGAAACCAGCGCCCCGCCGTCCGCTATCGTTAAATGGAGGGCGGGGAAATGATCGACACGCTAATAAGGTGGTCCATCGCTTTAATTATAGCCCTGCTGCTCTCACTCGACGACATTGTAATGTAGTAGCTACGAGCGGCCCCGCTATACCAACCCACCGGGGCCGCTCAATCTCACATAATAACCGCCTGCCGCCCCCCCTTCTGCCGATCATTGATCCCTAAATCAAAACCAAACGCATAAGCGGTAGCCGCCGCGTCCCATATCTCCGGTTTTATGCCGCTCACATCAAGCACCGTGCCTTGATCCGGGTTTATCATACCCCCCATGGCCGCCAGCAGGTCTAACGCCCCGGCTGCAGCCAGCGGGTGCATCTTTTTCATTTGACTGATTACAACCGTCATCTGCACCTCGGTCATTTGCCCTTGACGGAACAAAAAGTATGATCCCTTTATGATCTCATCATCGTTGGTGGCCTTGCTGTTGCCGATAGCGTAACCGAGCACTCGCGCCGTATTCTTTATTCCCAACAACGCCAACTGATCGTTGTTGCCGATTCCGGACGTGGAAGAACTGCATCCATGAGTCCATATCATTATTTGCAGCAGTAAAAAAATCACAACCACCAGTACCGTCCACCCAACCCCAAACTCAGCCCCGTTTATTCGCCGAAACATTTTGGGCCTCCTATCGTTTAATGCTTTGTTCGCCGGCGGCCGGTTAACATGGCCGCCGGCTCTCCACCCGGATTTTACCTGTCGCCTCGGCTATTGCCGTCAGCGTCGATTATTCATGCACCCCACCTCCTTCCGGCCCCATACAATCCACACCAACCCGACATGGATCGTCCAACCACGGGGCTCTAATGAAGCCATTTTTCGGCACAAAACCAGCAAAATCATAATATCGAGGGCTTCAACCCTATCCCTATAAAAGCCTGCCTGCGCGCGTTGCCATCGTCCATTTTACCTTTTTTGACCTGCGGCAGATAGTTGGTGAGGCTATGGTAGAATTTTATCTTGCCCAGCGCGTTCAACCCACTTTTATCGGCCCACGACCTGTAATCCTCGTACAAAAATTCGGCTACGGCCTTATGCCCATTCCCCACGTCGGCCCGCTCCGCTACCCACATCAGGAACGGGTTCATCTCCTGCAAGAATTTCTGTCGCTCTTCCTCTGCGATCTGGCTTTCAGCGAAACCCTTCCGGCGGATCAAGTCCACCGCGCCCTCCAACATCCACAAAAAAATACCGTTGCGTTCGTCTAAGAGCTTTTCCAGTAGGTCTACGTCCTTCTTCTCGCCCTCGAACCGCTGATCAAAACGCAAAATCAACACCTTCCGCGCGAACCCATAGCTTTTGTCAACGATGTTAGGCACCTCGTTCAAGGCAAAACAAAACTTCGCGCTTGGCCAAAAGTCTATGCGCTGCTTATACTTATGTTCCCCGCTCACCATGTCGCCAGAAATGCACTTCTTCAAAACGCTTATCGCGCTGGGCTCCCTCGTCGCCATCTCCGTGCACGTCACCAGGAGCTTATCCTGCAGATATGGGATGTTAAAACTCCGCGCCAGGTCGTCGAGGGACAGCTCTATCGTGTTTTCCTTGCCCAATAGGTTGATGAACACCTTTAGCATGGTGCTCTTGCCGTTTGCGCCCGGGCCGACCATGAACGCCGCCCGCTCGAACTTGCATGTCGGCAGCAGCAAATACCCTGCAAACTGTTGCGCAAGCTGGATCTTGTCATCTCCATCGCAGTTTTTACCGTCCTGCATGCACTCGCGCCCCTCCGGGAAAACCTCCCACAAGAACTTGATCCAGCGGTTGGCATCCGCATCCGGGTTGAACTCCACCGGCAACTGCGCCCGGCTTCCATAACCTGGGTCGTGCGGCTTCAATATCGAGCCTAAATCCACATCCTTTCCTGCCCTAACCAGTTCCTCCAGGTCGATCACCCCATTTTTTAGGTTGATCAAGTAGGGTCGGCGTACCCATTGTGTTTCCAATCGGTTCACCATGGCGCCCAGCACCTGCATGGCGCTCTTGATCCAGTCCGCCTGCACCCGGTCCTTCAATGCCTGCACGATCGTCTGCTTGATCGTATCATCGTGGAATCGCCGCCAGCAACCATCCGTGTAGCGCCAGAACACCCCGTCCGTGCAAACAAGCGGGCTGAAATATGTCGCCAAATACTTCGCCATGCTCTCCAATACGAACGCCGGGCGCCCGCCGTGCCCCCGCACCGTAAAAAACTCCATGGGATCGATCTCGGTCGGCGGCGGCAGCGTCGGCACCCCCACCTCAACGTGGGTCGGAACGATCTCGATCTCGTGCAGCAGGCCGGACCCAAGGGGCTGATCCTCTGGTTTCCAATTCGGATCGTATCCTTCGCACCACTCTTTTAGACTCGCGTCCCCGCTGATCGCATACTTGGCATCCTGCCAGGTCTTGCCCTGGCAGCTGTTGTGCGAGCAGTGATAGAGCAGCTTCCCGCTCGTTTCCTGGCAGATCGCCGCGTCCTTGGCCTTGTGCTCGGGGTTGAACACGCACTCGCGCAGGTTGTAACGCTTGATCGCCCCATGATCGTCAACGCTGTGCAGCTCGCGGCCAAAATGCGCTAAGTATTCGGCCACCTTGAGCGGGCCGAGCCCGTTCGGGCGCTGGTTTGTCCGCTCGGTGTTCGCCTTCCGGCTGCGCTTTGCCGGAACCTGCTTGCTTTCTTTTTCTACCCCGGGTGGTTTGGCGCCGGGGGGCTCTTTGCCTTCCGCCAGACCCGCCAGCCGCTCCAGCACCGCAAGCGGCGTAACCGGCACCCGGGCGAACTCATCTGGCGCATCCGCAAAGATGAAACTCCGGCGGTGCGGCCTGTCGGCGCTTGCGAACCCCTTGCGCGCAGTCGTGCCGTACAGTTTCCAGATCCGCGACGGGTTGAAAACGGACAGGTCGAACTTGACGCGCGGGAACTCCTTGCTTAACCGCGCCTCGATTGCGTGCAGACAACGGCGCACAAGCGAGTCGCTCTTGTACTCTTTGCTCGTGAATATCTCCGGGGGAATATCGTCGATGCGGTAGTTGAGATGATAGCCGTTCCCCGAAAGCGCCTTGATCGGTTCGGCCAACCCCATCTCGCGCAGCCACGCCGCGCACGCCTTGGCGCAATCGAGCGTCGGCGACATCTCATCTTCGGTCGCCGAAACCCCGACCGCGTGATCGCTGTCGAAGTCCACCAGCAGCCAACGCACCGCTTGGATATGGTGGTCGGCGGTCGAAGGCCGTTTTTTTGCGGGTGTCACCAGGCGGTTTGGAGCGCGCTGGAAATGGTCACGGTGGACAAGATTTGGGGTGAAATAAATACCAGGCGCCTCGGACGCCTCCAGCGCCAGGGCCGCGCGGCCGAAGTCATCGGCGTTGTCGAAGTATCCGAACACCACGGCATCCTCGCCGGTGGCGGAACGGGCGAACCCCTCCCACGCCTTGTTTCTACCTGAAACACCGATCGCCCGGATCTCGGTAACTTCGCCGGGGGCAAAGAAAAGGCGGTATGTCTGCTTTATATCGGTAGGCACGCGAACCTAGTAGGGCACTTCTTTTGTGATGTCGGCACAAACGTCGAACGGCGCGATGATTTCGGCCACGGATCTTAACGCATCCTCCCGGCTGCGCTGCACCATTCCGATCCACTGCCTGTGCGTATCCGGCTTGTTGGACTCCAGCGCCGGATGGTAGGCCCTCACATCAAAATCACGCCATCCGCCGCAAGGGAGCTTTATTTCATACCAAAAATACAAAATACATTCCCTTAGACCTTAGCCAAGTCTTTCGCCCGCCGTTTACGATCTTTATTTTTTCCCGTCTTTCCCGTCTGGACATTATTTCACCTCCTTCATCCGCTCCACCTCAGCCTTGTCTTATTTTCTTGTTTATCTTTCAAGATCACGCGAAATTCTTAGCTCTCTAATCTCGGCGTTAGTCACCGCACCGCGCCCGGACGACTCGGGGCCGGGGTTGGTTTCTCAAACAGCACCTTGGCGCTTAATCAAACTGTAACTCTTGCCGTTACGTGCCACCATCCACGGCACCCCGCGGCGCGTGTAGTCCCGGCAGAACGAGACCAGGATCTCCCATTCATCGGCGCTTATGGCCGGCAGAACGTCGTACAGAACGCCCGGCCCGGCCCTGAAAAGCTCCTTGCTTTTAAACCCCGCCACTATAATCATGTCCCCAAGGTCAACCGTCCGCGCGCCGTCCATGTCCGCCCGGCTGGCGCAATCCGCCGCCGCCGGACGCCGGCAGATCCCGCGCGCCGTCAGCCCCCAGGAACCTGCTACCGGCGGCAGGCAATGCGGACACGCGGCGTGGTACATACGGCACAATGACAGTTGTTTCATCCATCCACCTTCGCGCTATCACCCTTGATTTTAACCCACTCATCTATCTCCCGCGAATCGTACTTCTTCGCTCCCGCTACCATGTGTCCCGGAACGTCCAGCCGCCGGAAGCTCCGCGGCGACACCCCCAGGTAGGCCGCCGCCTCGTCCGCCGAAAGAATCGGCGTGCTCAACCGCACGCCGCGTCCCATGTCGATGGTTTTCATGCTTCCTCCAGCGCCTCGATCCGAACCATGTGCACCGCGCGCGGCATGGTATGACCGGACTCCCAGCGGCTTATCGTGCTCTTTTTAACCCCCATACGTTCGGCCAGGTCCGCCATGGTCCATCCGTGAGCGGCCCTTAGCCGCAATATCCGCTCGGCAACGCCATTCCGGCCGTCCATCAGAACCCCATCTCCACCCCGATGCTTGCGTTGTGCGCCACCACCCCGGCCTGAAATACAATCGTCATATACTGCCACGGCTCGCGCCATCCGGGCGGCAGCGCCATCGCCACCGCCGTATGCGCCAGGATACCCGCCGCAAAATAGGCGTTCACCGCCGAAAGCGAGGGGTGCCTGCCAAGCACAGGATTGCTTTCGTAGAACCGATCCGGATTTCGTGCAATGTCCCGCGTCTGCATCCAATCAAGCGCCAGCGACGCCGCTACCCCCGCCTGCCGGTAAGAATCCGCGCGCGACCATCCTCCGTTAGCGCACCCGCAAACGGTAAGGCCGGCCACCGCTGCGCAGCCGGCCATCAGTTTGAACACTAGGATCAAGCGACCCTCCAGCACCGGACACCGTTCTTGATCCTACCGTCAGACGCCGATGCCTCGGTGACCTTCTTGACGCTGAACTTGATTCCAATGCCCTTGGAAAATCTGCGCGCAGCGTTCGTTACCGAACTAAGCGCTTTGCTAACCGCCTCACTCGTCTCGCCATGGACAAAAAACGAATCTCCTACCTTTTGCATTTCGCTGAACGGATATTTCCTGCTTACTCGCACCGATACCTCTGCCACCGGTACGCCCTTCTCAATCTCGATCTTTTCCATCTCTTTAAATCCTTTCTTTTTGTTTTTAGTATAGCCCTATGCTCAATTCATCTTCATCCCCGCCGCTTTCATTTTTTCAGTATCAGGCAGCGGGCCGAACTGCGCCTCATAATGTGCCACCATCCGCGCCAGCAGCAAAGATACGCTCTTGGCGTGCTGCGGGCTCATTACCACGACCACCAGCTCCTGCGGTTGTTCTGCACCGTCCCGCATTCTGCGGAACACCAACTCAAAATCAAATAATGATAAATGGCATTGCAGGTTGTTGGCGTAGATCGTCAGCGGCAGGTCACTTTCCATCGCAGCCACCATCCTCCAACTTACCGTTCATCGCGGGCTCGGTTTCGAACCGGGCGCCGCACCGGCCGCAGAACAACGCCTGCCGCATCAAAATCTTATCCTCGCGCGCGCCGATTATGATCCGGCTCACCGAGTACACAGCGTAGTTCTCTTCAAAGCACGCGCAGCCACACTCCGCGCACGGTCGCAGCCGTGCGTTTTCCTTCACGAACGCGGGAATCTTCTCGTTCGGCATCAGCCAGCCGCAACCGCGGCAGCTCATCAAATCCACAAACGCCAACTGCTCGCCCGCACCGCCGATCGCGGCGGGCACGGCCATGATCTGCGTCATTTTCCGGAAATACTCCCCGGCGCACAATGGGCAGCGCCGGTTGACAATATTCTCCGAGGACACCGCCACCGTCCTGACCCCACCGTAAACCGGGTCCTCCGGAGGGTACTTGCGCCCGTGCCATAAATGCTGCTCATTAAACCTGCGCCCCATTATTTCCTCCTTCTGCGCGCCGGGGCGCCGCCATCGCCTGCAGCTTCATGCCGGGGGATCCCAGCCATACCGCCAGCGCCATCAACTGCTCGCCCGCGCACCGCGGGCAAAAACGCTTCGGGCGCCGGCTGATCGTGTTGCAGTTTATGCATACCAGCGCCTCGCAAAGCGGTATCTGCTCCATGTTCTGCGCGATTTTTTCTTTCATTGCTTTTGCCTCCATGCCGCGACCGCGCGCAGGTTGGCAAGCTCTGCCTGCGCATCAAATAATTTCTGTTCGACATCCTCTAAACGGCGAGCGCAAAAAAAGGCCGCCATACCGAGGCCGCATAAAAAACCGACGATCCACACCAGCACCCCCGTCATGCCGTCGCCCCCGCTCCGCCCGCGCGGATCCTCTCAGCCGTCGCCAGCACATGCCGCACGTACAAAAAGTTTACATATTCGCCGTCAGGATTAAGACGCGGGCTGCCGGCGTTGTAGGCGGCTATCGCGTCCGGCAGCCCCCAGCGCTTGACGCACCTGTTAAAGTACCGACACCCAAGCTCGATTTGCTGATCCATGCTGGCTAAAATCTCCGTCAGCCAACCCCTGTATCCCATCTCGCGCAGGTTGGCTCCCATGACCTGCATCAGTCCCAGGCTGGTTTTCTGCAGCATTTCCTCCGTCTCGACGCTGCATCCAGGCGGGCGCACGCGCCGCGGGTCGAAAAGGTGGCGGTAATCGGGTTCGTAGCGCGCCGCGGCCGGCTCGCAACCGCTCTCCACCGCAACGATCGCCATCACCAGCGCCGGATCCAACTCATACACATCCGCCCACCGCTTAACCACCGCCACCAAAATGGGATCATCGGGTTTCATGCACCCCTCCTTTCTGCCAATCGCGGATCGAACAGGTAGGGGGATCCGGCTCGTATCGCACGGCCCAGGGGTTGCCCTCGCTCTCCGCCTGCACCAGCGCCATGACCAGCGCCGGTTCGGTGTCGTACACCCCGGGGCAATGATTCACTGCCGCCACAATCTCGCCGCTGAAATTCATTTCGCAACCTCCGCAACTAGTTTACTCGGCATATTTAGTGATCATTTTCATAACAAGTTCTGCAATTCGCATTTCTGCGTATCTATATATAAAAATTATAATCTTATTTTCTGCTTCTATCGGTGTTATTAAATATTCATATACAAAATATTCTTTACCTGTCGTAAACTTATATATATATTTATTAGGGCAGCCTATTAACTCAAGAACACTTCCGTCAAGTGGTCCTCCAATAAATAAAAAACTATTTATTTTATATCCCATTTTAATTTTTTTTCTTCAGTCTATTTATTCTTTTATATTCGTTAGCACAACCTTTGTGCCCTCTATTTTGTCCATCTTTTGTTATAATTAAGTTTTGTTTTGAGTCATATTCTTTGCAAATTGGGCATTTTATATTATTGGAATCGCCGCTTTCTTTTAATGCACGTTCTCTCTGGTGCAAAAGCATATGATATGCTTGGTTCTCGCATACAACGAGGTTGTTGTTGCTGTTATCTTTCCTGTCTCCATTAACGTGATGGATGACTACTCCTTCACGAAGAGTAGTTCCTAATATTTTTTCTACGATAAATATATGCTCTAAAACATAATTTTTGATGGCTCTTTTATGCCCAGGAATATGTATCATTACATATCCATATATATGACTTATTTTTCCGTTTTTCCAATTTGCGTGTTTAACGCCTTTGCGCCAACGATCACAGCCGCAAGACTTTGTTTTGTTTTCAACCAGGTAGGGCGACAATACAGCACAATGATTGCCACAATCACAAACACATTCCCATTTAGCTCTATACTTTTTTGGGTTATTTGGTTTATAATGTATTCTTTTTAAAGCAACCAATTTCCCAAATCTTTTCCCTGTTAAATCTTCGGCCTTCCAAGTCATTTTTTTGCCTTCCATGTGTTGTCGGTCGGTCATATTTGGGGCTTTATAATCATCAGATATGGCGATTATCTCTAACAGAAAATCAATTTGGCCCTTTCATAAAATAAAAGGGCGCGCGGCCACCTACGCCAAACGCGCCCTTTGAAATTTGCTTCTGCCCGCTGCCTATCCAGGCGGGTCCTGGGCCTGGGCCTCGATTATCGACGTCGCAAAGTCTTCCATCCCCTGGGCCTTTTCCAGGTCCTTTCGAACGTTCTTTATATACCGCCGGAGTTCTATCGCATCCTCTGCGATCCGCGCGCTGTGGCTGAGACCCGCGAGCGCCTGTCTCTCCAGCCGCTCGATGCCGATATCCGCGATATAAATCACCGCAGCGATCACTTCTTTGGTCGTGTTCATTTTTGCCTACCTTGTGATTTTGACGTTGCCGGACGTAAAAAAAAACCGCCCGAGATGTGTCAACGCTCACAAGTAAGCGCCCAGGCCCTCGCGGAGTCCCGGCATCTCGGACGGAATCTTTTGAACCGTCAAATACAGCACCCCCTCTCGGCGCCTCATTGGCTCCCAAGGGATGGGCGCTACTTGTGCTTTTGACGGTTTTATTCTCGCACATACTGCCCCGCGTCGTCAACATGATCCGTGGTAGCTTCCGGGCCTTATTTTAAAATCTTCACCCAGCCGGCGGCGTTCCGGTGTCCACCGCCGCCGCGCAACCGCGCCAACTCGCCCACGTCCACGGCCTGCGAGTAAAGGCGGTTCACCCTTACCAGCCGTCCGCCGCGCAATTCGTCATGGTAGCAATGCAGCACATTGTGCCCCATCTCCCGCGCGGCCTCGCCCAACTCCCCCGTTCCAGGAAAATTGAGCGTCAGCACCGTCATATTGTCCGTACCGTGCAGCGGCACGACGCGGCCGTAACGCATCAATATCTGGCGTATGCTTTTCTCTTTGGCCTTATAGATGATCTCCCCGTCTGCCAGCTCGTCGTATATTTGGGCCGGTCCAGGGGCAAGCCACCGATCCCACACCGTGCTGCTCGGCCTCGGGTCCTGCTGCCAAAACGCCTCATGGAAATACTTGCTCATAACACCATATTTTAACTCCCATACGTCCCGGTCGGCTATCAGCTTCACCGGCAACGGCGCGGGGATGTCCGGGTTGCAATAGGTCCATGTCATCAGGCAGGCGGCCTGCTGCGTTCCGCGCCGCCCCGGAAGACCGCCGAACTCTTTGCCCAGCGCGTCTATCGCCGTCTGGTGATGATCGATCCAAACAAGTTCGCCTACCAAACCGCGCAGCCGCCGGAAATCACCCGCAGGTAGCGAAAAATCCAGCACCCACGCCTCCACAGCGCCGGGCTCCCGCCCCTCGAAATGCGACCAGTCGACCGCCTGCCCGTAATCCATTGGCACATACCGGCATTCCTGCTTCATAAACCGCCCATCCCGCCCGGCGATTGCCGCGCAACAAAGCCCGTCGGCGTCCGTGTGGTGCAGTATCACCCTCATCATCGTTGTCTACCTTTCCCGGAGCAGCCTGCGCACCTTTCCTCGTCAGGGATTTTTCCTGCGCGCACTTGCTCGGCGGAATATCCGTGCTCCATGAACCACTCCAGTTCCATGCGTTTGTGCCGTGACGTTTTTTCATCTATTGTTTCTATGGCGGCATCATTAGCTATCGCTTTTTGCCGCCACGCCTGATACTCAACCCACACCGGTTTATATTTGAAACCTCTGCCGGAGCATGCCGGGCATATCTGCTCGCTTTCAACCAATCTCTGCTTATCCATTTTGACCTCCGTTCGCCCCCAAAATCGTCGGCCGGTAAATAGTCGCCCATGCCCATCCGGAAACAAAAACCTTCCTCGGCCCGAAATCGCACTCCACGCGCGGCAGACACACCGATTTACCGGTCACGGCGTCCTTAACCGTCACCTGCCGATCGGTCGTCGCCTGGATGTCCGTTATTTCGCGGCAAACCCAATTCAGTTTGCGACCCATCACCATCTCCCCTTGCGCCGGCATCGTTCCACTCGGCCGCCTCGGCGCATCGCCTGGCGTCGGCCAGCGAATCCCATTTGATCGCAAAAATGCGCACGGCCCAATCGAGGATTTCAAACGCGGCATCGCTCTGCGGGTTTTTAACGTACCGGACCCAAGCCGACTCCATCTCCCGGTATGCGGCTATCGGAACCTGCAACCGCTCGCACTCCGACCTGTTAAGCTCATTTTATGCGGATTTGATCCGGGCTTCTTCCGGATATACATGGTCCCGCATGATCACTTACCCTCCCGGCCTTCTATGAACCTGTCCCAATCCTCCCGCGTGTACCGACGGAACGCCTTTACCCTGGCGCAATCTTCGGACGGCAAAAGCAGATCGACCTGGGCCGCTAGTGCGTCCAGGTCGTTCAGTGTGCGGCGCCTTAGCGCCTCGATTGATTGTTTTACCAGCCTTAGTTCGTCGTAGGAACGCATGCTTGACGATCACAACTTAGAAATGTTAGTATATGACGGCGTTGATTAGCGCATATCAGGTGCAGGGGGACGTAATCTTCCCGGAGCGGTGGTCGTATCGTCCAGGGAAGACCTCGGTAAGAGGCCGTCCAAGCACCCGGGCGATCTCGCAGGCCACCGTTAACGAAGTGGCCTTGCCGTCGCGCACCAGGTAAATCAAGGTTGCGCTGACGTTGAGACGCCGCGCCATCGCCGCAGGTCGGGCGCTGCTGTCCCGTATCGCGGCCTTGAACATCTCGATTTTGATTTCTTCAGGTGTCATTAGGTTTAATCTGGTTTTAATATTTCAACTTAATTTAAATTTATTAAATGTAACTTAGATTGTCAAGCTATTTTTTCAATTAAGTTAAACTATGGATTCTTTAGCAAAAAGAATCAAGTCAGTCCGCATCGGCGCGGATTTAAACCGTTCGGCCTTTGCTCGATCTTTAGGCGTTTCGGCCGCGCACATATCTGCTGTCGAAAAAGGAAAGCCGGCCAGTGAAGCTTTTTTAAAACTGGTGGCTTTAAAGTATAAGGTGCAAGAAGAATGGTTGCTTAGAGGTGCGGCCATGTCGGTATCCCAAACCCAGCAGCCATTCGAGCCGCGCGGCAAGTGGCAGCCATCGCTGACCATAGAGGAACTTACCGGGATCCACGCCGGTCTCGGCATGGGGTGCGCCGTGGATCTGCTGAGCGCGATATACGCCTCGAAAGACGAAGCGCTCATACGCGCCATATACTCTAACCTTCAGACATTCGCGGGCGCTGTTCGCGAGCGCGAAAAGCGGCTGGATATAGAGGCGGCGCTTAATAAATTAAAGTCCGAAACGAATGTTTTGCGGGAAGAGGTTTCCGAACTGCGCGCAATGGTGCTGCAGGCGCCGTCGCTGGCGGCGAATTATTTGGGACCCGAACGCCGCAACGGCGCCGACCGCCGGCAAGAAGTGGCAAACTCGACGTTGAGCAGTGACCGGCGCGGGGGGGACGACCGGCGTGGGAATGCGTTGAACAACCATAACCATTCATAACGGATTGACGGAGCATCCAGGTGGCCGTCATCATGCTTAAAGACGGCCGCTGGGTCGTCTACTATCGGGAGTTCCGCCCTGACGGCAAACCCTACCTCAAGCGCGAATACTTCGGCCGAGGTCCCCAGGCCGAGGCTTCTGCACGGGCAAAAGACAAAAGCTTGAACCTCGGCGCCCGCCGGCCGCAAACCGCAACGGCGGAAGGCCCCACCTTCGCCGAGATCGCCCGCGAATATTTCAACTCCCACCGCTTTGCATCTCCCGGTGCGCGTGACCAGCACCGCCTGCGCATGGTCTCGCGCCTGCTGCCATTCTTCGGCCCGCTCGCCGCCACCCGCGTCGCCGACGCCGACCTCGACCGCTACATCGCCGCCCGCCGCCGCGACGTGACCGATTCGACCATCCGCCGCGAACTCGTTGACCTCAAGGCAATCTTCAACTTCTCCGCCCGCCGGCGCCCGCCCCTCATCGCCTTCAATCCCGTGCGGGACTACCGCATCCCGCGCGAAACCCTCGAAATCATCATGCCGCCGACAGACGCCGAATTTTCGGCGATCATGGATCACGCCCCCGAGCACCTCCGACGCATCCTGCTCTTATCTTACTACCTCGGGCTGCGCCCGGGGCCGGTCGAGTGCTACCGCCTGCGCTGGGAGAACTGCGATTTCGGCGCCAACACCATCCTGATCCACGGCGCCAAGAAGGGCGGCCCGGTGAAGCGCCTCGTCCCGATCCACCCGGATCTCATGCCGCTCATGCGCCGGTGGCGGTCTCTCGACGCAGACCGCGGTATCCCATGGGTCATCCATTGGGGCGGGAAAACCATAAACAAGATCGCCACCGCTTGGGCCAACGCGCTCGAAAACGCGGGCATCACACGCCGCCTGCGCCCCTACGACATGCGCCACCTGTTCGTAACCCGCGCGCTAGAGCGCGGGGCCGACATTAAACCCCTCGCCGAGATCGTCGGCTCTCGCCCCGAAACGCTCATGCGGTTTTATCAGCACGTTTCCGCCGCAGCCCACCGCCACACCGTCGGCTTGATCCCACCGGCGCCTGGTAATAACGCCGCGCCCATTAAGTTATCACCAAAACGCAATATAAAACGCTGCAATATCTAATAGATATGCAGCGTTTCACTCCCCTAACAGGGTTTTTCTTGATGCCTTAACCACAAGCCCTGAACATCATTGCGGTGGAGATAAATTTGTATCACCGACACATCATATTAGATCCCAATCTGCCGGGCACTCATCACCAATTGGAACACGAAAACGTATTCGCGGGGCTCCCGATATGCTGTAAGGCTCTATCTCCCCCGGCCTTCCGCCATAAAAACAATCGCCATCGACCCATGCCAGCCTTTTCGCACAGCGGGGGGCACAGCGCTTCTTGTTTTTGGTTTCTCTTGCGCACCCGAAACACGGAGAACAATACTGGTCAGCGTTCCCGTTGCCGCGCATTTAAAATCATATTTCCTTTCTGCAATGCACCGCGCCGGCAGCGTTTTCGCACGCCTCGACGATCAGTTCCTGTTGATACTGTATAGCCTCTTTTATACTTTCGAGGCACGATAGCAGATGGTTCAAGTCTTTATCCGACAGTTCTCCATCTCTCGCCAACCGGGCATGGATGTTTTGCAGTAGATTTATGGCTTGCGATACACGGGATGCAAAGGGTTCCAGTAAACCAGTGCGTCGTTTTTTTTCCACGCCAAGATCACCCTATCGTATTTTTTACCCCGGAGTGCGTCCCGGTCGCCGTCGCCGCCGCGACAACCGCCGCCACCCACTGCGAAGAGTCGTTCCAGCCGTGTGTGAGCGCTAAATAGGACAACACTCCTAAAAACAGTATAACCAGCGGAATTAGCCGGTTGGGAAATCCCGGCAGCGCATTTTTAAGAATGCCTCCGACTACCATCAGCGCCGCAATCACGCCGCCGAACTCCGTTAGATTTATGTTTATCGACCCGTCCATTTATTTTACCTCCTTTTGTTTCTGGTGTTGCGCCGCGGCCCACGCCTGCGAATCGGGGTTGCCGCAGCGGTAGCTGTTGTCTTCGAGCCGCATCCACCACATGCAGCGCCGGGCGTGGCTCGCCATGCCAAACCCGCGGCAGGCGCTTTGCTGCCCGACCGCGAAAAACCTGCATTTGGTCAGCGTTTCGTAAACGCTGCAATACGCACCGTCATCGTCCGTCATCGCACGTAATGGACGGGAGCATCCCCGCCGCGCGCTCTATTCTCGGAAGACTCAACTCCAGCCGTTGCAGGATAAGAGCTAGCTGGGTTGCCATACGGGTAACATCCGATGCCAGCGCCGTATTTTTTGTCAGCAGATCCCTAAACTTCTCGCGGCCGTCTTCCAGGTCTTGTATGATTTGCCGGTGCTGCAGCACGCACATCTCTTTGTCTATTTTGTCGTCATCGAGCTGGTCAAGACTTCTCTGCGTGGCTTCAACGGCGGCTTTAAGTTCAGCCCGCACAGATCTCAACTGGTCCAGCATGTATTTTATCGCTCCTCCAAAAACCCCCGTGCAACATATCCCCGTCACGATAGCCGCCACCACCTGATTTGTCTCACCCATCCCTTGGTTGTCTCCTATTGTACCTCCCCCCCTGGTCTACGCTTTCCGCGCCTCCGACCGGCGCGGGCTCAACGCCCTCACCTCTCGCGCCGCCCTCCTTCATTCTTGCAGCGGCGCTTTCTTTTTTCCTGCGCGTAATCCCACATTCCGTAGCACTGCCCGGCGGCCTGCTCGCGGCTCTTGCCCTCCTCGATCACGCGCGGTATGCACCGGTTGACGAAACGCTCCATCTTCTCCCCCTTGCGCGGCTTTGGCATGCGCCTCCTCCTTCATTTTTTTTCTACTTAAAACCTAACACCTAAAACCTAACACCGCCTTTATCTCTTAAACGTCTCTTTGTACCACCGCGACGCCCGCTTAACCGTCTCGCGGTCTTCCTGTGAAAGTTCGTTTAAAAACTTCGTCCGATACTTATTTGGCAGCGCGGCCAGCGGATGCGCCCGGTCAACCGAAATCTTTAAGCCTTTCATGGTCCCGCCGAGGTCCTTATACTTATTGAGATACCGCTCGGCCGCCTTGGCGTCCCCGTACTTGATCGCGGTCTTGTACCAGTAAAGCGCGTTGCTCCGGTCGGTCGGCTCATGGAACGGCCGCTCGATGTTACGATCCTCCAGGAACCTGCCCACCATCTCGCGCGCGCCGTAGTAGGCCGTTTCTCCCGGGTTGGCCGAATAGCTGAAGGTCCGGAGCACGTCCTCCCACACCTGCCCGGCCACTGTGCCCTCTTTCATCGGACGGCCGGCGGCGCGCCGGTAGAACCCTTCCAAAGACAGCATCCGCGCCACGTACTCGCCACGGTCGCGGATCGGGCGGGGGCGGGCAAAGTCGGGGTAGATCGTTTTTCCTCCGATCAGCTCGCCGAACCCTTTGATGTCCGGCCGGATCCCCTGCAGCATTTTGTTTACGGGCTCGCGGGCGGACTGCCCCAGCCACTGGTAAACCGTTTGCTTGCCATTAACGAGGTCCCGCATGTCCTCCGGGAAGTCGTGCAGGTTGAACCAGGAAAGCGCATCGGAAAGCGCCCCTTGCAGGCGCAGCGTCATGATGCTGCCGTCCGCTCTCCGCCCGAGGATCAGGTGCATCTGCCGGCGGCCCTCTTCGCCCAGCTCTTCTTCTTCGTCCGGGAAGACGAGCGCGTTCCACAACGCGATCGCCCCGTACAGCATGAATGCCTTGGCCCCCAGGAAAGCCGCCTTCTTGCCGGCCACGGCTCCAAGCAGCGCCACCCGCCGGCCGGCCGGCTCGCCCTCTATCGAAATGTTCCGCATCAGCCGCCAGTAGCGGGGGGCGTTGATTTCAGAGTTACCCGTTATCATCACCTGGCCGTTCTGACGCATGACCCAAGTACCGTTTGCGGTCTTTGGACACCAGACGGTCCCGGTGTAATGCTCGCGGGTGTTTTCCCACTTGTTGAGCTGAATCTTGTCCCTTTTTTTTACATAAAGGCTATAGCATTTATCTTTACCTTCGCCGCAGTTCTTGGGTCTTATATGGCCAGCCTTGCCAAGCATGTAGCAAAGTATCTGGAAGGCATCGAGGACTGGTCCGGCATTCTGCGGGAAAGCGACAAGACTATTTACTGAAGTTCCTTCCGCCGCCAGCATTGCATCGTACATGGCTTGGCACTCATTTAAACCAAGTCGAGTCACGATTCCGGGTAGGTCGTCTTTGGATTTAAAAACAGCACGGATCGCTTTCAGCTTCTCACTTTTTAATCGGAAGCAGATAACTCCGGTGCCGCGGTGAACCGCTTCCGTTGAAATATAATCGGAAAAGTCCCGCCTGATGTTTTCAACATCGGCTTCTTTCTTCTGATAAAGCATTGCCTCAAACGATTTTGGGGAGTGCTTACGCACTCTAAAATACCCGTCAGTTACAAGCCACCCCAACAAAGCCGCATCCGTTACGGAAAGCACGCTCTGTCCCACAAACTCATGGGGGGCTACTGTTGGAATATGCTGATGAGTCTTTAAGTCTTTCGCAAAAATAAATTTGCGTTGGTCTTTGTATTTCTCGATCACGACAACCCTGTGGTCTTCGGTAAATTGATATTTAAATCCCCATGCGTTTTGAATGGTAACAAGGTCTCCGTCGAACGGAAAAACCGCTTTATCCTGGGCTGGTTGCCATTCGGTGGTGCGCTCCTTCATATTGTATGTCAGAACTTCCTCGCCTATCACAAGCTCGGTATGGTGTTTCCATCCACGCCGGGTAAGTATCTCGGTATGATCAGGGACGCACCACGAGTAAAACGGGATCAGCTTCCGTCGCAGCCAGCGCCCACCCTTTGAAAGCCCGCCGTAGTCGCCGATCAACTCCCGCGCCAACAGTCCCGCCTTGCGGTCGATCTCGGTGTCGTCAATCGCGTTTACCTTATTAGGCAGGCTTGCCCCATAAACCCGCTCGCCGGCCGCGACCCGCTCCTTGAAATACCGGAAAGCCGCCAGTCGCAGCACATTCTCGCGGAATTGCGTAAAATTCTTGGAACCGTGCCAGAACCGCTGGATCAGGTCGATCGCCACGTTGTCCCTGGCGCCCATCGCGCGCTCCAACTGGCGGAAATCCGCCATCTTGCCGATGTCCGGGATGTCGTGCGCCGTGATCCCGCCGATTACCCCGTGTTTCAGCGCCGTCCTGAACTCTTCTTTAAGCTCCGGGGTCATGTTTTTGTTGTAGTGATAGGCCCATAGGTCTTTTATCGCCCGGCCCGCGTACCGCAAAATGCGCGGATCGTAGGCCAGCGTTATGTCCAGATCGCCCGAGGTGTTGTTCAAATTGTATTTTATGACGCGCAGCGGATTGATCAGTATCCACCGCTTCCACATATTCATGGTCGCCTCGGCGGCCTGCGATACCACGTTGTCCTTCGGCGATCTCTGGAAGTCGGCGCCATCCATCACCTCGGCCAGCTCCGCCGGTATTACCCAGCGCACATCCGCCCCCCGCGCCAAAACCGGCCGCACGTCGCTGGCTTCAAGCTGCCGGTTGCCCGCGAGCACCTCGCCCAGGATCTGGTCGTTGATCGAGTTGGTCATGTACCAGGCCGTGCCCGGCCGCGGCACCCACTCGGCCCACCCGGTCGACCCCGCCCGCGGCGCACGTTCCTTCATTACATCGCGCCAGGTCTTGAGTCGGCGGCCGAGGGTCTCCTTTATTTCACGGTTGCGGTCGCCGATCGCTTTGAATATCATTCGCGCCTGGGCGGCACCTTCGCCGTCCGTGTTGGCAAGCCATCCCAAATACCTAAATAGGCTACCGTCGGGGTCGAACCCAACCGTATCGGACGCATCGCGCTCGGCGAGGGCCTCCACCACGTTTTCAAACGGGCCTGGATCTAATCTTCCGCGCTCGGCCAGCTTGGAAATTTGACCAAGCCCCATGGCAATTTTCTGGCGATAGGGAAGCAACGGGTCGTTCTGCGGCTGGCGCATATCTGCTGCCGTTATTTCCGGCATAAGTTGCCGCAGTTGGGCGGCCTTGACCTCATAATAGTTTGATAAATTGTCGCGTTTGGCTTTTGATTTAAGCTCGCTGAGGATATTCGCGTGCTCCCCGATCTCGTCCAGCACCTGCTTTCTCGCCAGCCGTTCGAAGCCCTGGGCCAGCACTTCGAACTCGGATTCGAGGTACTTGGTGTTGTAGTCCTTGATCGAGCCCGTGCGCGCGTACTGCCACCCTGCTTTCCGCACCCGCACCTCGCCGGCTTTCTGGTCGACGCCGGCGAACCGCTTGGCGTTCGCGTATTCAAGCACTTGATGATGGAAATACCGCTCGTCGTTCAACACCTGCTCGGGGAGCATCTTTTCTTTGACCAGCTGCTTGCGCAGGTCTCCGATTGCCTGCTGACGCCGCGCGATCGCCGCCGCCGCCGCCGGTTGTCGGGCGAGCGCGGCGTCTACCCTGGCAAGCGCATCGTCCACCTCGTCCTTGCTCTGGAACCCAAAAGCGATCTCGCCCTGGCTCGCTACCATGTCCTGCCAGTCCTCCAGCACCCCGCCCGGCTCCATGTCCTTCTGCATGTCGTCGAGCACCAGCTTTAGCCCAAACAGCTTGTAGTCCTCGGCCTTGAGGTTTTTCGGGTCCAGAATGTCCTTCAACTCCATGATCGCCCGCGCTCGGCCGTAGTCGCCCGCCTCCATGAACTCGCGCAGCAGCACATTCTCGCGGCCAAAATACCTGTTCGGCATTTTCGGGAACATCCGCCCGGGCGTAAAAGTCGCCGCCGTCATCTTGGCTTTCTCGCGGATCACGGCAAGCAGCTTCGGCTTGCCGGCCCCTTGAGCGTCCCGGTAGCGGTCGGCAACCCCCGCCGGCAGCACATCGTCCACGATGTCGTATTCTTGCCCTTGTGGGAGCGGCGTCCTCGCCGCGATTCCTTTCTCGCCTTCGAATAACTGGTTTTGCTCGATCCCCAGGCGCCCTTCGCCAGAACGCTCGTAAATCTTTCCGCTTTCGACCTTTCGCACCACGCCGCGCGCGGTAACTGAAAAAAGCGACACCACTGAGTCTATGATGTCACGCACCAGGTCCAGCATTCCGCGCAGCGTGCCGCGGTGCTCCTTGCGGTTCAGCAGCTCCCGCGCCAGCCAGTGGGCGCGGTCCTCCGGGCCGCCGATGTCCTGCTTGTTGACGGGCGTCCACTTGCCGTTATTCGCGTCGAACCTGATCTTGGAGCGCATGGCAAGGACTTCGTTTTTTGTAATTATGCCGGAGTCTTCAAGCCAATGCTCGCCTTCGTGCGCTATGGTGTACTCGTTCGTTCCGGCATCCCTGACGAGCTTCATTTCGCCGCGGCCTGTAAGGTACGACCCCCGCGCTGTCACTTTTACGTTGGGATCTGGCTTTCGCCCGTAATACATCTCGACCGCCGCGCTATCGGCGGAAATATGGTCCACCACATGCACATAGGCCGATCGCCCGCCCTGCGTCCTGATCCATATCCCTCCCGATTTTTCATCCCGCTCGACGCTCTGGCCGCGGTAGTGCTTCCGCAGCATCTCCAGCGGCACGTCCCGCAAATCGACGCGGCGGGCGGCCTGCGGCCGCAAATCATATTTTGTGGCTTCCGCCTTGACTTTCCCCAGCCACTGATTTAGCATCTTGTCAGAGCCGGATTCGGGGAAGTTAGACGCTGTCGAACTAAGGGCAGAAATGTCGTCCCCTTCTCCGGTTCTTGTTATTTGAATGTCGGATATAAAGACGTTGTGAAGCTCGTTCCGTGCGTCCTTGATTTCTCGCACCGTCAACCGCGCAAAATAGTTCTCGCCGTCTAATTCGATTCGGTTCAGGTAGTTGTGGTACTGAAGGACATTGGTGCGCAGATGGGGCTTTCGTTCAAGTTCCGGGTAGATCGGGACGGCGCTTTCCGTGATCGAATCCAGTTGAGGGACGGCGCGCAGAATTACCTCACGATTTTTATGGCCGGCAATTTTGTCAAAGGTCTCCATCACGAACGATATTTTGCGGCCGTCGTGACGATTTACCACCGATTTTATCGCTCGGTACGCTTGCTCTGCGGTCTCCTTTGAAATTGGGGGAGTTTCTATCCGTATCGGATCAGCCGCCATCACCCGCTGAAACTTCTCAAATTCGGAAGCCTCGCGCCCCGCCAGTGAATACAACTCACCCCCCCGATCGGTATCGCCGGCCAGAGCGGCTTCATTCGGTTTCGGCGGAGATTCCTTAATCGCATCCTGCACCGCGGCGCGGTATTCGTCTTCCAGCGGAATGTCGACGCCGGCGATCTTGCCGGCGGGTTTGGCCAGCTCGAAGTGCTGCTTTGCGACGGCGCGCAGGTCTTCAGGAACTTTTTCAGCGGCCGCAACCAGTTTCTTGAACTCGGATTCACCGGTTCGCTCAAGTTTTTCCTTGGCAGCTTCAATAACCTGTTTCCTTGTGCCGGCGCGGCTTTCGATAGCCAACCCGGTCGTTGCTTCAGAAACTGTCCAAGAAAATTCTTCGCCGGGTATATTGTGCGTGAATGTTTCAGCCCATGTGACTATTTTAGCGGGACGGGCATGCGGGACGGGCTTGAACCCTTGATTCGTGAAAATATAAAATTCAGCTTTTGGGGTAGGCGCTTCTTCAGCAGTTGCATCCGCGCCACCCTCTATTCCGACTTCCGCCTTCGCACTTCCGCCTTCCTCATCTGCTTCCCGCTCGATGTTTGCGAAATTAAGCAGGTTCCTTATCGCGTTGCCTTCGTCGGCAACAGCACGGTTCACTAGGGACGGCAGCGCCTGCAGCTCGCGCTCGATCTCGGCCAGGCGCTGCTCGGTGGCGGCCAGTTCGTCGGTCTGCTTGAAGGGCGACTTGGATATTTTTTCGTACTCGGCAAGGTCGGCTTGCTCTTTTTTGATATGTTCTTTTAACTCGGCTGGGCGCTTGAAAATACCGTCGATGCTGTTCTCAAGCGAACTCATCAGCCCGCCGATCGTGTTGACCGATCGCTTAATCAGGAAGTCATCGCCTTTGCGGCCGAAACCTACTGCGATGTCGGGTGCGTCTCTTAGATTCCACTTTTCTTCTTTTTTATTGTTCCACGCATCCCAATCGACACCGTAATCAGGCCGGACACCGACCTGCACGCGCTGGCCGTGCGCCGTGAACTGAATATGCGCCGGAGTTACGTTGTTGACATACTCTTTCCATTCTTTCTTACCAATTAACTGCTTCGGGTGCTTGGCGTTCTCGGCCGCCACGAATGCCGCCAGGGCTTCGTTGACATCCTTGCGCTCGGCCGGCTTGCCGTTCAGGGTGAACTCTTTGAGTTTGCCGCCGGGTACAGTCTTTTCGAGCTCGGCGGCGGTCTTTTCGGCGTCTTCTAACGTCTTTTCGGTTTCCTCGATCCGCGCCTGGGTCCTTTCGGTATTACGCCGGGCCATGGAGACTTCATGCTCCCAGCGCAGCTTCGCCCGCCGCAGCTTCTTGGCCTTCAACTCGACGTCGGTTTTTTCGAATACCAGCGGATTGCCGGAAAAAGCCGCCATCATTTCGGCGAGACTCGCCTGTTCTTCGGATAGCGGGTCGTCGAACTCGCGGCTCTCGATGTCTCCGACCAGCATCTGGTCGATGAACCGCTGCTTTTTGGTGAGCCGGTCGTACATCACCGAATCAAGCGTCGCGCGAACACCGTAGTTAAAGATCCGCACCTTGGGGTTGGTGTTTCCCTCGCGCACGATCCGTCCGTTCCTCTGCTCGATGTCCATCGGCCGCGGCGGAACGTCGACGTGGTGGGCCGCGATCAAAAGATCCTGCATGTTGACGCCGACCCCAAGCTTCTGAGAACTGCCGATGATCACCCGCACCGCTCCGGAGCGCACCCGGTCGAACAGCGCCTCGCGCGCGGAGTCTCCTTTCGCGTCCGTCACCAGCGCCACTTCGGATTTCGGGATGCCCTTGTCGATCAGCTTCTGCCGCAGGTCTTCGTGCGAATTGAAAGTCTTGGTGCTGTCGTTCTGGCTGTCCAGGAAAACCACCTGCGTCGATCGGTTTCCGGAGGTTCCCTGCCAGATCTCATGGACCTTTTCGACCACCTTGTTGAGCTTGCTGTCCGGGTGGTCCTCGTAGGAGGCAGATACCAGGCGCATGTCGACCGCAGCCTTCTTGGCCAGTCCGAACAGCACTACAGGTACGTGGCGGCTTTCCCTCTTTTCCTTGCCGGTCAGATGGTCCCATGCTTCGCGCGCGGCTCTAAGCTCGTCGATGAACCGGTTCAGGGAGGGCGTGCGTTCCACGGTCACGAACTCGGGCTTGCCGCCGGCCACGTCCGGAAGCCGCAGGCCGGCGTCCCGGGTAAGCTGCACGTCGGCCGCCGTGCGCCACATGGTCAATAGCTCGGTCCCGTTCACGTACTTGTTGAACCGTTCGACCTCTCGATAGGTGCCGGTCTCGGTCTCTTCGAGGGCGGTCTGCGTCTGCCCGAACGTGGCCGCGAAATCGTCGAACAGGTCTACCCCGTAATCCTCCAGCAGGTCCGGGCGCACGTAGCGGATGATCGTCCACAGCTCGGCCGTCGTGTTGCTGATCGGGGTCCCGGTCGCCAGGATTACGTTCTTCCCGCCGGTCTTCTCCTGCACGTAGCGGGACTTCATCAGCAGCGACGTCGACCGCTGGGAGGCCCCCTGGTCGATCCCTTTCACGCGCTGCATCTTGGTGAAGAATTCGCTGCGCTTATAAGCATGCGCCTCGTCCACCAGAAGGGCATCGATCCCCATCTTCTCGAAGTTGAGCGCCTTGTCCTTGCGGCGGTTGAGCGCCTTCTCGATCCGGTCCTCTTTGCGCTTTTTCAACGCTTCCAGGTCTTTGACGGTGAAACTCTTCTTGCCCTCTTCCGCTTCCGCGTCAGTGATCGCCTCCTCGATCATTTTAATTTGTTCGCGGATGAACCCGATCTCGCGGTCCACGTCGTCGGCGATCGCATCGAAAAAGCTGTGCGGCACCACCACGGCGTCCCAATCTCCGGTTGCGATCTGCGACAGCAGCCGCTGCCGGTAGCGCGCCGCGCGCTGCTTCTCGTCCGGGATCAGCACACGTGCGCCGGGGTACAGCTGGTTGAACGCCTTGCGGTACTGGCCGATCGTGCTGTTCTGCACCACGATCATGGGCTTCTTGGCGGTTCCCACCCGCCGCATCTCCATGGCGAGCGATATGAAGGAATAGGTCTTTCCGGTGCCGACCCCGTATGCGAAGATGGTCGACTCGCGCAGGCCTCGCGCCACGAACCGTTTTTGCAGCGGCCGCAGCTTGATGTGCGGATTGGCGCCCGGGAAGTGCTCGATCTTTGGCGTTTCGGTTTTGCGGAGGACGTGCCCGTTCTTTTCCTCGTTGTAGACCTCGGCGAGCTTGTCCTTCCACTTTTCGCTCGCGCGCGCCCAGCGCAGGAATTCCTCCTGGATTTCCTCCTGCTTGGCCTGGGCCGCTTCGGTCGCTTCGTCGTCGCGGGCGGTCCTTTTGCTACCGTTTTCGTCCTCGTAGGTGTAGGTGATGACCGGCCGCTTCATGTTCAAAGCGGACAACACAAGATCATCTCCACCGCGCCCGCCGGCGCCCCAGGTTTCGTTGTTCAAGGCTGTGGCGTAACCGTCCTCGACCGCCAGATGCCAGCTGCTTTGCTCTGAATTTTTGCTGTAGGTCGCTGTCGCCGTGACCCCCATGGTCTCTTTCAGGAAGTCGGATATCGCCTCGCCCGGTATCCAGGGGGTGCCCAGGCGGAAGTGGATGAACTCGATGTCGACCGGATCCGGCTGCACGGCGGAAAGCGCTTTCACGTTGCTGGCGTACTCCGGGTTGTCCTCTGCCGCGGCCTCGGCCGCTTTGAGCTTCTTCTTGACGTTGCCGGATAGATAAAGGTCCGGTGCCTCTAAAAGACCGGTCTCCGGGTTGATGAAGGCCATGCCTTTTTCGACCAGCTCGGCTTTTACCTCCTCCTCGCTCCGCGCCGTCAGCTTGGCGATATATCCGGTGTCCAGCCCGGCCCGGTAGACCTCGGAGAGGGTCGCCGCCTCCTCGATGCTGCCGGCCGTCTCCGGCTCGACGAACGGGTAAATCGTGCGCTTGGTAAAAACGTCGGCCTTGGTGAAAGTCTTTACCCGGCGGTTTACCGGCTGGCCCTTGTTCGGCCCGCTCTTGACCGTATCGGCCACGATGGAGACCTCTTCGTTCTCCAGCGCGTCCACGATCGGAAATTCAAGGTCGATCCGTTTCAGGAACGAGTTGCCCGGTTCGCCCACGTTGCCGTACTTCTTAACGAAGTCGTCATAGGCCCGGTTCAGCTCGGCGCGCAGGGCGTCCAGCTCGGCATCGGTCGCATCGGTCGTATTGCTGCGATCGATCAGCCGCTTGTGGATGTCTTTGATTTTAAGGTACTGCCGAGCGCGGGCCTTGCGGGCGGGGGAGGATAACGCCAGGGACTCCTTGCCCTTGTCGTTGATCAGTGTCGGGGCAACGAGCTTGCCCTCCGAAACCATGTAAACTTCGCCGTCGCGCTCGACCAGGGCGCCGTCGATGTCCTTCATCGTGGCGTACTTGACTTCGGTCTCAACCGCGGCCGCCGCGTTGCCCTCGCTCATGATGTTTTCGGGGAGGGCCTCGATCGCCCGGGCGATCTGAGCGTTCAGGTCCGCGCCGGTCGGCTCCACCGTGTACTCGTCCGCCCCGCGCATGCTGCCGGTCATGGCGTGCTTGCCCATCACCATTTCGGGGTGTTTGACGAAATACTCGTTGATGAAGGCCGGCGGCTTGCCAGGCGCCACCTCCACCTGCTCGGCAACCCGAAAATCCTGGTTGAGCCCGTAGCTCGTCGCGTCTTTTTTTCTGAAAACCAGTATATCAGTCACGACCTCGGTGCCGGCGTTCTTTTTAAACGCCGTGTACGGCAGCCGGATCCCGCCCACGAAGTCGGCCTTCTTGGCGAGCGCCGCGCGGGTCTCGCCGTTCGTCACGGCGTCCATGGTGAAATGGCTCGTGATCGCCACCACCAGACCACCCGGCCGCACGGCGTCGATCGACCGGCCGAAAAAATAGTTGTGGATGCTCCATTTGCCGTACTGCGGTCGCTTGGGGTCGAACACGGAGAACTTGCCGAAGGGGAAATTCGAAATCACCAGGTCTTGGCTGTTGTCGGGGATCCCGCGCGCCTTCTCGAAGCCCATCACCTGCACGCGCGCCTGTGGGTATAACTTGGTCAGGATCTGGCCGGTGATGGAGTCAAGCTCGACCGCGTTGATCCGGCTGGCGCCGGCCAGGTCCTGGGGCATCAAGCCGATGAAATGCCCGGCGCCGGCGGCGGGCTCGGTCACGGCGCCGCCCTTGAACCCCAGCCGGCGGACGAGCGACCACATGCGGTCTATAACGTCCCGGTCGGTGTAGTGGGCGTTTAGCGTGCTGGCCTTGGCCGCTTCCCATTCCTCCTCGGTCAGCGCGCCGCCCAGCTTCGGGTGCAGCTTGCGGCCGTACTTGCGCTCCCAATTCTGGTACTTTTCGAGGGTGCTGCCGTAGAGGATGCGGTCGGCGGCCATGCCGCGATCGATGATGCGGTCCAGCGCCTTGGTGTACTCGTCGTTGAAGATTTTCTGCGCGAAGGCGCCCCAGCCCGTATATTGGGCCAGCACCTTCTTTTCTTCGGGGGATGGGTTGCGGTTTTCTGCGGTGAGGCGCTTGACAAGCTCGATGGCCCGGATGTTGGCCTTGATCTTGCCTTCGTCGCCGGGCGGTACGATCTCGTCGCCCGGCTCGATGACGTGGTTGCGGTTCTCTGGGGCTAACTCAGCAGACCGCTTAGAATCTTCTCGCGCTCTTCGTCCGGCAGCGGCTTCGGGGGATTCGAGGATAGCGCCGGTCCGTCCGCCGGCGCCACGATCCGGCCGAACACCTTTTCCTCGGCCAGGTCGCGGGCCTCCCCCTTCAGTCTCAGCCGCTGCAGCTCCAGGCTCGCCAGTTGCAGGTTGCTCACCAGCTCCGCCTTCAGCTTGCCCGGGCTCTCCCGGAACAGCTTCGCCACGCGCTGGGGCTGGTTGTCCAGCAGCCAAACCAGCCGTGCCTCGAACATCGGGTCGCTCTCCGGGTTCTCGATCTGCAGGCTCGACGGTTCGAGCCCGTCCAGTTCCTTCAGGCTCAACGCTCTCATCTTCCACCTCCTGGGTGGGGGCCTGTGCCTCACCTTCAATTATAGTCTGTTTTGGTGCGTTTTCAAGTGTTTTTTCTGCCTCTTGTGGGAGCGGCGTCCCCGCCGCGATTTTTTCATCAACCTCGCCGCCTGCCTCTTTCACTTGCCGGAGGATGTCCGCCCGTTCCTCTTCCAACTCCCTGATATAGTCCTTGACCGCGTTCACGGCTGCGGCGTGCGCCTCGTACCCGTCACGCTGGTAGTCCGCCGCCATGGCCCGCAGGATGGTCTCTTCGTGCTTTCCGGCCCCGATCCGCTTCAAGCATACCGATAGGCTGCTCATCTCTCTCCTTCGATTACCGCCACGAACAGCGGAATCAGATCAACTATCTCTTCATCTTCATCCGCCGCGAGCCACACCTTGCGGTCGACCGGCTCGTAATCGTAATCCCAATAACCTCCGCCGCCGACCCTGGCGGGATATTCGACTTCAACGAGCGCCGTCATCGGCGGAAAATACGCCGGGGCGAAGTAGGCCCCGGCGAAGTAGTTGCGCGCGAACATCAGTCGGCATCCAGCACGACCGCCGAACGGTTGCCGTACTGATCTGTGGTGGCGTCGATCCTGTTTTTGGTGTCCGCGAGGTTTCGAAACTTGGGGTTGGTCCCTTCGGCTCCCGATAGCTTGCCGAACAAAGCGGAAGCTATTAGCCTCATCATCTCCCTGGGAGAATACCCCTCGATGTCGGGATCGTCCCAAACGTCGTCCGCCGAGATCCCCGCGCCGCCTTCCGAACTGAACGAAATCGCCTGGACCGGCTGCTGGTAATTGATCCGCACCACGTAGTCTCCGGTCGTGCTGTTGAATGGATCCCCGCCGCCGTCTACCAAAAGGATTCCGTCGGTGACATTTAATGTGTGATCAGCCTCCTGGGGCTTGATGCGCCAGCCGTTGAGCAGAAACGCATAGATCGGGATCTTGGTGCCGGCGCCCGGGTCGATGTCGTCGCCGCCGACAACCAGGAAGGCCGGCAGATATTTCGAATTGTCGGACAGTGCAATCCAATCGACCCACCGGCTCCAGGCGTCCCGCACCGACATCGTGGTTGTACCGGCCGTCAAGGTAATGACCTTGCTGGCCCCGTCGAAGCTATATCCCACGTCTCCCCCTATGCGAGGTAAGCTCTATCCGTTTCAGCCGTCAGGGTGATCGAAATCGCCTTGCTCTGGTTGATGGTCCCGGTCGCCACAACCGGCTTGGCGCTACCCGGATACCCCGCCACAACGGTCACGGCGGCGTTGGTGCCCGCTGTCCGTCCGCCCTGTACGTTATTGCTGTAGTCGAACGTGAACGCCATCTGCGCGGCGCTGATCGTCCCGGCGATGTCAACGGCGTCCTTGTCGTCCACAGTCACGGCTCCAGACTCCCCGTAGTCGTTGCCGGCGCCGGGCAGCGTGGTGAAAAACATCCGGTAATAGCCGCCTACCAGGTTGGCGCTGAAGTTAAGGTTTCCGGCGCTGGCGTAGGGATACTCGCGCGTGGCTGCGGTGTTGTCGTAGAAGACGATGGAGTTAAGATCGGCGGCGGCGAGGCCCTGCACCAGCACGCCTGATCCGCCTCCGTTCGGGTTGGTCGGAGTGTAGAACCCGCACTTTAGACTGTCGCCGACGAAGTTCAGCAGCAGCCCGGCCGTGGACCCGGTGACAGACCCCGAAACTGAGTTGATGTTGCTGTTCTGCCGCAACAAGTATTGAACTTTAGTGTAGATTTGAGCAAGTGAAGCTGATACCGGCGCTGCCAGTTGAGCGGTAAATGACAGGTTGGACCCGCTGGCGATCGTGCCGGTCACGGTGATGGTCGTTGCCGTGTTGGCGGTGATGGGGAAGGATACGTTTTTGTCGGTCCCCTCATAAATCGTCAAGGTGCCGCCGACGAACGCCGAGGCGGTCATGCCGCCCTCGGCCGTGGTCAAGACCGATCCGCCGCCGGGCGCCGAACCGTCGATCCCCGAATGCGTGCCGACATCGACCACGATCCCGAAATTGCGGCTGGTCGCCGAGTCGATGTCCCGCGTGAACGCCCCGGTGAAGTAGCGTACCTTGATGGACGTGAAGGGCGAATTGGCCGCCACGTTAACATCCGTATCCTGGATCTTAAGGTCGGACCCAACCGCGATCGGCAGCGCGACCTTGTAGGCGCCGGTCCCGGTTTCGCCGACATCCCCCAAAACCGCGTCGTCGTACAAGTAGTTATATTCGCGGCAGAACATCTTGAAGAACGTGCGCTCGTCGAAATTCCCGTTTGAAGCGTCCCCGTAGACCTGGATGGCCTCGTTTGGCGCGTCGGTATACGTGAAATTAGCCTTCGCCCCGGTCGAAGTGCGCTGGTAGTAGAACTGTGCCCCGGACGGAAAACCGGAGGCGAGCGCCACCATGCCGACGTACTGGCGGTTGAGCGCGCCGGCGTTGCTGTACTCGCTCCAGCCGGCGTCCCGAATCATCTGCCGCGTCGCGTCATTGTAAGGTTTCCAGCCGTTGTAGGCGCCGCCGGGGTCTTGTCCGAAAATATACTGGCCGGATCGGGCGTCGAGCACGTTCATCGGAAAGGCGTATGGCTGGTATGTGGTCCCGCTGGCCCACAGGTCAACGAATTTTGCCCACAAAGCGTTTCCGGTGCATCCGTCCTTGGCGACCAGTACGCCATAGGCTGATAGCTGGAACGTCTTGGCGGAGGTGTCCAGCCAGATGTTGCCGTCAACGCCCAAATTACCGGAAGATGAAGACACAACAAGATCATCGGGATCGGTTAGCTTTGCCAATTTGGTTCCCCTCCTATGTCAAATAATATCTGTCTACTACCTGCGATATTGGCACGGAAGCGTCTGCGCTTGGCTTCGTGTAGGCTCGGATGAAAAACGGAACGTAACCCTCTTTATAAATGCCAATGTCGATACTGTTGCCCGCCTCTGCAGCCGGATAGTCGTAAACGTAGGATGTGCCGGCGATGTCCTGGGATGACTCGATCACCGTGGTTGTCCCGGCCGCGTAGATCACCACATCGCTGCCGGTGACAATCGGCGAAAGGGTCAGGTTGCGGGCGTTGACAACCGTCACGGTCGCCCCGGCCGTGCGAATGCTGGGGGTGCTGCCGCCGCTGGTAATGGTGATCTGCACCGATCCGGTGGCGATATTGACGTAAACCGCCTCGTTGCCGGTCGATCCGTCGCTCGCCGCATACCCGCTGAACGTGCAGCCTTCGAGGCTGAAATCAGCCGCGCTTCCGCTGATCTCGATGCCGTGCTGGGTGCCGGTTGTTTTGGTAAACGTGCAGCGCTTGATCTTGGCCGCGTTCGCGGGGGAGCTGGCGCCTACCTTGGTATTGGTAAAGCTGCAGTCTTCGATTTCGGCGCCGTTTTGAGTAAAAACGGGGCAAGAGATAAAGGACATGAACGCGAACGCGGTGTTGAGATCGCGCAGCGTCACGTTGGCGTTAATGACTGACGAACCCGTAAAATCGATGGTGGCGGTTGCTGCTGCCGAAGCATCCCACTCCCAGCGATATTGGCTGGGGCTGGTGAAAACGGTATTTGTGATTTTGATCGAATCGCCGGATTTGGGATAGAATTTGATCCCCGCCACATCGACCGCCGCGTTCCAGCCGAAGTTTGCCGTGCCGTCATATCGCGTTGGAAACTGAAACGAGTTCAAATCGCAACTGATCGCAACCGGATCGCCGCCGCCGAATTGCAGCGGCGCCCAAATCAGCGCCGCCGAGCCTGATTGCTGGATAAACGGAAACATGCCGATGCAGCGATTGGCCACATAGGCGATGTCGTCCAGGTTGAGCGGAAGCGCGGTCGTTCCCCCGGCGATGCCTATGCGCGTCACCAGCGACAGCATGCTCCATTGCACGGCCGCGGCGCCGAAGTAGCCAAATGTCGATAAATAGATCCGCGTGACCGAACTCTTGTTGATACCGGACCTGCTGGCCCATGCCGTAGCCGAGCCGTTCCAATCGATCGCCCACACGCTCCGGCCGTCCAGGTCAAGATTTTTGCAGCCCCTCGCGCCGATCTTATAGCTTTCGTAACACACGCCAGCGTCTAGCAGCGTTACCTGCACCCCTCCCGGCAGTTGCGATGCCTCGGCAATGTCTACCGCGAAATCGCGCGCCAGGACCGGCCGGATCGTTCCGACCAGGATGCCGGTGTCGAGATCGACCGCGGCGCCGAACTGCAGCTCGCAACCGTTCAGCGTACTTGTGCTGGATGATCCAGCGTTTTGACAGGCGTCCGTGTAGGGGTTGGTGCCGCCGTCGCCCGCAGCCGACGCCACGATATAGGCCGCGGGATGACATTGCGCGCGGCCCTGCGACACTATTATGGCCGTGGTGTAAAGTGTGCCGATGTTGGCCCGCACCCAATACTTCGTGACCCCGTTCACCGAGGTCTGCGCCATCGCGGCCTTGATCGCAGCCGTGAAATCAAGCCGCTGCCAGCCGGTCGATGTCAGGTTATTGGTCGGCATGCCGGTGGATGACCACGCCGACCCGGTATAGTACTCCCAGGCGATCACGCCCGCCGCGCCCGCCGTCGATACATTCAGCGCTAAAAATTGCCATGCTGTATCGAACCCGAAATAAACGAAGTCGCTTGTCGCTGTCGGAAATGTAACGTCGGCCGTCGCGGAGCTGTTGAGGGCTGATAATACATCCGTAAACACCCCCGGGCCGACATCCTTGTAGGCAGCGGTCAAATCGCCGCCCAGCATGGTCGTGTTGAGCGAAGTCGGCCACGAGTCGCTATACATGGTGCCAAGCCCGACAAGCGGTCTGACCACATCGCCGGAGGAAATGGCCGAATCCGAATAACGCGGAACGCTCGCGCCCGAGGAACCGTCTTTAACGGCCACGACGATCCCGCGGCCGTCATCGTTGCCGCGGCCAAACCATTTAGCCGCCGCGACCGCGCCTGCGGTTTTTTGAAACGTATAAGCGACGCCGGTTGAGTTCGATCCGTTATCCCCCGCATGCAGGTTAACCAGCGGCGGGTGCGCGGTGGGCGAAAGTCCTGAATCCGTAAACCACGCATGAAAAATCAGGCAATCGGTATCGGTGCCGGTATTGGCAGAAGGCCCATCGAACGGCATGGCCGAATCATCGGACGAGCTTTCAGCGCTCACGGAAATCGGGCTCGATGTCGGCGCCCCCTCGATCGCCACAACGACAACATGAAAATTTTCAGGGGTGCCGGTGACAAGGGTGAGGGTTTCCGCCGCGCTCGCCGCGACCTTGTATTCGCTGCGGTAGGCCGCGCCCGCGCTCGCGCCGTCCTGAATCGCCGTCCAACCAGAGGTGGCGTTGATCGCGGGCGTCCCGTCCTTGCTGGCGAAGTAAATCAGGATGTCGTTCGCCTGGTGCGTCGGCATGTTGCACACCAGCGAACCGGTCGTCGCCGTGCCGTACTCGGTTACCGCAAAGTCTCGGATATTGGCCATGTATTAAGCCTTTGCCACTACTTTTTTGATTCTGCCGTCCGCGTCCCGCTCGATCGTGAAGTCCCACCGCCGCGCGCGTTCGGGAACTGGAGGCGGCTGAACCGCCTTGATGGCCGTGGCGATCCCTTTGCCGATCCGCTCGATCGCCGCCGCGGTTTCGCTCCGGGTCTCGGCGATCACTCCGGCCAGGGTCTCCTGGGTTGCTGCCAGCTTGCCGAGCACCCGGACCGTGGCCTTATGCGTCTCGGCGTGCTCGTCGGGGCTCTCCTTTTCAATGCGGCGGCTTTCGTCAGGGAGGTGCTTGGCCTTGCCAGACACCCGCATCAAATTCGCATCCTTGTCGCTCAGATATTTAGGCATTCCAATATCTTCCTGGCCATGGCGGTCTGCTCGGAGTTTTCGGCCAATGCCGTGTCCGCCCGCTCCTTTATCATCATCGCCGCACCGGACTCCGAATACGCCTTGATCTCCACCATTATTTCAGACAGCGGCGGTGCCTGCTTTTCCTGCGCGGGAGCGGGTTGCGGCTGCAATTCGAAGCTGTCGGCCGGCAGTCCATTTTCGCCCTTGCCTTCGATCTTGACGTACTCGCGGCCGTCCTCGAAATAATCGTCGATTACCCTGCCGGCGAACCCGACATTCAACCCGCCGGCCGCCGTCGGCGTCACCATGTCGCCGTATTTAAACTTGAGGTCTTTCGGCGCCGGCGCCTGTGATTCTAATCCTTCAGCCTTCGGCTCTCCCTCCGCTTCTCCCGCTTCAACAACCTGATACGCTGCCGCACCTTCAACAGGCTCCGCTTTTTCCTGTTCACGCTGTCCCCTCTCGAAGTCCTGGCGCGCTTCTTTAGCCGCCTCGATGAGCGCCTGCTTCCGCGTCCACTTCGCCGGGTATCCCGGTCCCTTTTCGCTGCGAATCCCGTTTTCAGTACGCCGGTAGTAGAAACTCCCCGTGCCGGCCTGCTGCACGGAGTAATCCACCCCTGCGATCCGCGCCGCCCCGCGGCTAATCATCTTCCCCGCCCAATCGGCCATGTCCTTAGCCTTGGATCGGGGGGGTTGTTTCCCGGTTATCGTTGCCGCCACATCGGTCTTGGGCTTTTCCTGTGGGAGCGGCGTCCCCGCCGCGATCTCTTCCTCAACCTGCGGAACTGACGGCCTGCGGTTCGGGGCCACCCTCCCCGTCAACACCTCGAAGGCGGCCCTCGGTGGTTCGCCAGCGGCGCCCTTATCGTTTACTCCACCCTCCCGTACCGGCTGCCCCGCGATCGCCTCACCACGAGGCTCTAATGCAGCCGATTCTTCGGACGGACGGCGAGATGGTGCTCGCCGCCCGGTTAGCGCCTCGACCGCGTTGGTTGCCGGTTTTTCAACTAAATCCGGGTACTCGGCCAATACCGTCGGCGGTACGGGCTTGCCTTCGCCAATCGCCAGCGCCACGATGTTCTTATGCCGCTGGTTGGCGCGATCATCGATCACGTTGCCGGCCGATACGCTTTCAACATATTCCCGCCGCGTCATCTCCCACGGTTCTTTTACTGGCAAACCGGCGGCTTCCGCGGCCGATGGAAACGTCCCCCCCTGCACGCCCTCGGTTACGATCTCATCCTGAACGGCCTCTGACGTAGCCGTAGGCGCCTGTTCAATGGGTGCCTGCGACGGCTGCCGCATGGGCGCACGCCGCCCGGTGAGCGCCTCGACCGCGTTGGTTGGCGGTTTATCAACCAAATCCGGGTACTCGGCGAGGACTTTGGACGGGACGGGATTGCCGTTTTTAAGCGCTTTTTTGATGTAATCTTTGTGCGATACTGTTATTGCATCAGCGTCGGTATATTTGGCTGTGTCTATCGTTCGGATCACGAACGAACTACCGTCAGGAGAACGCACCGACAAATAATTATTGCCACGATTTACAGTTGAAGTTTCGGCATATTCCCGCCGCGTCATCTCCCACGGCTCTTTCACTGGCGAACCGGGGGCTTCCGCAGCCGGCGGCAACGCCCCCCCCTGCACGTCCTCGGCAGCGATCGCTGCGGGGGTGGCCCCTGTTGGTGGCTGCTGTTCAATTTCAACGGGTGCCTGCGACGGCTGCCGCATTGGCGCTCGCCGCCCGGTCAGCGCCTCGACCGCCGATATTGCGGGTCTTGCCTCATCCTGCGGGAGCGGCGTCCCCGCCGCGATCTCTTCCTCCGGCGCTACCGACGGCTGCCGGCTCGGGGCCACCCTCCCCGTAAAAATCTCGGCCGCCGTCTTTTTCCGCTTTGGCTTTTCGGCCGGCGACGTAGCCGCTGCCGTCGTATCTTCCCCGGCCGCCCCGACCGGCGCCGCATCTCCCGAACCCTGAACCCCGAACCCGTGGTCCTCGTCGATTTCTTCAGAAATCGACTTGCCCTGCAGCACCGCCATTGTCGCCCCGGTGCGCCAGCGATCCGCCAAGCCCGGGTCCGTGCGCGCGATCTCGTCGTAAACCTCACGCACCGCCCCCAGCCGTTCCTCGGGGTCCGCGTCCTTGTCGGTTATCAGGCTCCTTACCTGGTTCGAGCGCGCCTTGTGAAGCCCGCCGCCGAGCGCCCCGAAAATCAAACTGGATACGGTGATCTGCCCGAAATTGTCCTTTATCGCCTGCCAGAATGTATCCTCCGATGCCCCGGTTGACCGCTGGACTTCGGCCTGTATGGCGGTGTTGGCCAACTCGCCGGCCTCTTCGGACGCGGCGATGCCCAAGCCTTTCTTGGCTGCCGCCGAATACGACGACTGGATTACCCGCTTCGCGCTGTTCTTGGTCGCTTCGCGCAGCGGCTTGGTAAAGCCTCCGCCGCGTAGGAGCAGGATGTCCAGTACGTCGGAAAAAAACTCGGAGCCTGTTTCGGATAACCCCTCCATCACCGCCGCGTCATGCGCCTGGTCCTTCGGAACACCTTTTTTTACATACTCGTCATACGCCTTGTCGTACTGCGCCATTCCGAACAGCGGCGCCCCTGGAAGCTGCCCCGCGGCAGCCGCCGCCAGTTTCCCGCCGCCGCGCGCCGCCGCGCCGGCGACCCCCGCGGCCATGCTCGGGGCTGTCACCGCCAGGCTTTGCACGGTTGACTCGGCGGCCCCGGTCCAGTCGCGCCGCCAGCCCGGAGAACTCGCTTCTTTTGACACGGGCAAGGCGTCGTCTCGAAAGCTCGATATATCCTCGGCTATCTCGCGCGACTTGCCATCATCCACCCCAACAGCCTTGTCCAGCGCCGCCAGCGCCCGGGCATAGGTCTCGGGAGCACCGACGATCCCACGCGCAACCGATACGCCGAGATCGGTCAACACCCCACGGGAGGGCGGCGGCGGCCGGTGCGGCTCAAGGTTTATCTCGATGAAATCGTTTTTTACGGATGAAAGTTCGTTTTCGGGAAGGTCGGAAAACTTGGCGGACAGCTTGTCGTCGAAATACCCGCCAAGCGCCCGCTGCTTGTCGATCGTTGAAAGTGCCTTGAAATCAGGATCGGCGAACCACTGCTGCACAACCTTGTTCAACATTATGGATTGTCTCCAAAAATAGGCTCTTGGTCGTCATGCGCTACTCGTTTTGAATGCGGCGCTTTGCCGGCGGCTCGGCGGCGTTCGCCCGTTTCTGTTGAAACCACTGGTCCATGCCCTGCACGATCTGCTCGGCGAGTGACCCGGGCTGGGCGATGCGCGGCTGGCTTGCGGCGGCCACCCCCAGCGGTGGCGCCGCCCGCACCTCGGCCGACTTCAATGCCTGACCGCCGGCTGATGGCGTCAAGGCGTTTTGGCCGCGAACATATTTCCAGTATTCCGCCTGCCCCGCACGCTCGCGCTGCTCGTTGCGCTCCCGGTTGCGGCGGCGCAGCGCATCGTCTTCCGTTTCCTCCGTACCGGGCGCTTCAGCATCCTTTCCGCCGCCCGTACCGGCCGCCTTCAAAAGCTCGTCCATCTTGGCGCGCATGTCGGCGCGGGTGATGTCGCGCTCGCCCGACTTGTCTGCGATCTTGCCCTTTGACCGCTCCACCCAGTCCTGGAACTCGAACAGCACCTTGTTCATCATCACGCGCTGCTTGTTGGGGTCCTGCTCGCCGTTCAGATAGACCGCCGCCACCCCCTGCGCCGCCAGCTCATACGGTTCCATCCCGTCGTGCTTGGGCCAGTAGGTCGGCATCCACTTCTCGGCCATGCTGGCGGTGTTTTGCTTCATTTCCCGCCAACTGGACCCCGCCACCTTGTCGGTTTTGATTTCTCCGGTGCGCTCGTTAAACATCCTTTGGCCGTAAGTGCCATCGCTCATGGGCACCAGCGTCCCGGTCGGCTTCCACTCCGCCTGCTGCTTGACCCCCGCCATTTCCAGCAGTTGCCAATCGTGCAGCTTGGACCCGGTAGGCATGCGCTCGTTTTCGTCGCGCAGATACAAGTATTTCTCTACCGGCGAAAGTGCCAGCCCGTGCGCCAGCTTGGTTAGCGGCCCCTCGCTGTTGTATTTCATAAACCGCTCGGCCGCGATGCGGTCCTTTAAATCGGCCTCCTTGGTGATCTCCAGCATCCGGCGCTGTGCGGTCGGGTCTTGGGCTGCGTAGGATCGCTCGATCAGCTCCTGCGGCGTTACCTTTATCGTGGATGTCCTGCCGGTCTTTGGGTCGGTCGTCGTCCAGTCCCACAGCTCCTGCCCGTTGGCACCAATTGCCCCGGTGCGTGCCGCTGCCACCCGGCCGCCGGCGAACTCCTGCGAGTCGTCGTCGGCGTTGATCGCCTCCGCTAAGTGCCCGAGGTCGTTCTGGTAGGCTCCGCCTTCCTTTGCCAAACTTATCAAGGTGGGCGCCATTTTGCGGAAAGCGTTTTCGCGCTTCATTGCGGCCTTGGTCTGCTCCATGGCCAGCTTGGTTGCTTCCGCGCGGCGGGACTCTTCGGCCTGCGCCAGCCGCGACCGCTCGACATTCAAAAGCGGGGTTCCGAACCGCAGCCGGCTGGCCACGGCGTCAACGATCGCGTGCATGACTCCATAGCCTTCCTCCTTTGGCTTGTCAGCCTCCGGGGCGGCTTGCTGCTGCGGGGACGCGGGCTGCGCCGCTTGTGGCGCTTGCTGCGGTTGCGGCTCCTGCGGCGCTGGCATCGCGGGGGGAGCAGTGGCGTTTCTCCAATCGTCTTCTGAAAATCTCTCGTTCTCGTACAGTCCGGGCATGTCCGCTGTCCTCCGCTAGTTGGCGTATAACCCTTGTCGCCGCTGCCGCTTCTTTCGTTCTTCGCCGTACATCCAATCTGCCGCCGATTGTATTTTTTGGCCTGTTTCGGTTTGGTTGTCCTCTCCGAACGCATTGGCGAAGTCCGCCGCGCCGTCGAGCGCCGCGCCGATTTTCTTACCGATCTTGTTGCGGGCGTAGTTCTGCATGGCGTTTTTTATATATTCGCCGATATGCGGATCGGCCTTCTGTGCCGATGCGGACGCCTGTTTACCGTATTCCTGACCGCCGAATACGTCTATTTGCTTTTCAGCAGCTGCGGGTGCACTCGATGCAACGGCGGGCTGCGATATACCGCCGCCACCGCCAAGTTCAGTTGCGGTGCCCGAAGCTCCGGACTCTGCCGCGGCGCCCGAAGCTCCGGACTCTGCCGCCGCGCCGCCCGAAGCTCCGGACTCTGCCGCCGCGCCGCCCGAAGCTCCGGCTGCTCCGCCGGCTATGGCGCCGATGATGCTTTTAGCTCCGATCGGGTGGTCCTGGCGGTTCAATTTGACTTCGCCGCCTGGTGGCGGGGTGTTCATGGCCTCTGTTTTTAATTCTTCATGCTCCGCCATGCGCTGGTCGATTTTTCTTTTTGCTATTGCCGCCAATACTTGCCACATACCGCGCCCCTCCGCTTAAAGGCTAAAACTCCATCCGCTCGATTTGCCTTGGTTCATCGGACGCATGCCCGCCTCGTTGGCGTTTATGGCGTTGCCATACAGCCCTTGTGCTCTGTCCGCCGCGCTCTTGACCGTGTAGCCGCCCTCGGTTGCGGCCGTGTTGTAAGGCGTGTCCTGTATGCCCGATCGCGCAGCCATGGCAGACTTGAGCTTGCTGAACGTCTCGTCGCGCGCCTCGGTCCTGGCGCTCGCCCGAGCCCCCGATATGGACCGGGCGCGGTCCATGGCGATCGCTTTCATAAGGTTCTGATGCCGCGCGCCGGAAAGATTGACCCCCGTCCGCGACAACCCGCGGCGCACGCTCTCCGGCACGTTGGCGTATTCGGACACCACGCCCGCCTCGGCTTCGGCCTCGCGCTGCGCAACGTCAACCGGAGTCGCCGCCTCTTTATAGAACGCTTCCATTGCCGGCGCCGATGCCCGCATTTCGGACATCAACTGTTCGTTGGTGAGGTCTTTAAGCGGCCGGGACCGCTCCAGATCCAGCATGCCCTCCGACATCACCTTGCGCTCATAGGGCGTATAGACCTCCCGCGCCAGGCTCCACTGCTCTTCCGCCATCTGCTGCTGGCGCTCGGCGACCCCAGCCATTCGCCGCGAGGCTTGCGGGTCAGTGGGATACTGGTTTGTGGTGCTCGACTGCCTTCCACCGCCCATTTTTTATATCTCCTTCTTCGTGGGAGCGGCGTCCCCGCCGCGATTTTGTTTTTCTTTTGTTTCCGTTTTTTTACACCGCGCCTGCGTCATGCAGGACATAACCCCGTCCACCGCGCAGTTAGCGTAAATGTCGTATAGCATTCCTGGGACCGTCCCGAGGCGCTCCATCCCAACAGCCTTGGCGAACTTGACGGCGGAAATATTGTTGACCGGCGTTATGCCCAACAAAACACCCACCAGCGGCAGGCGCCCTTCTTCGCCGTCCGCGGCCAGTATGTATTCCAGTACATGCCGACCGATCATCTTGGTCTCTGAGCCCCAAAATTTTTTAAATATCGCATGATGCAAGTGCGCTGCATTACCAATAAAATCCCTGATCCAAAAAACCCCTACCATTTCAGCGCCTGCCGGTTCGTCCCTTCCCGCCCAAACCGTGAAGAAAAAAACCCCAGGGGTCTTCACCAGCCGCACGAACTCGCGCGCATCCGTCACCATGCCGTCGAAAAACAGCCACCGCACCGACCCTTCGGACCTCAACCGCTCAAACCACCCTTCGATTTCCGAATCCCTGAAGCTCGGCACCCCGTCATGCACCGCGTAAGGCACTATCTGGTATTCTCGGCTCATGTTTCCTTCCTGAACCATTACCCCTGCAACCTGTATCTACTCCCCCGGCACCTCGTCCGCCGTGATCACCCCGAGGTCCACCAGATCCTGGAACGTCACCGCTCGGCGGCTCACATTTCGCCGCGTATGGTTCCCCTGCAGCACCTGCACCGCCTCCCGCAGCGCCCGCAGCAGCCAGCCATGCCCGGTAGGCAAATCCTGCGGCACATCCGGTATCGTCACAACCCCATCTCTCATTTTTTTTGCCTTTGATCTTTTCGGCTTTTACCTAAAACTTAACACCTAAAACTTAAAACCATTTTTACACCATCATTCAGTGTAAAGTTCCTCCATCCCGCTCGCTATTTCTATTTTGCGCACCGGAACATACCCGTCTACTCCCGCCTTGAACCGCCGGGAGCGAAACCCGCCCGGGAGCCTGAACCCGTCGCTGGCCGATAGCGTCTTGCTGTATTTCAACACCCCATCGCAATGCCACCTAAAGGTTGTAGTGGTTCCATACTGCAAATCGCTCGGCGATTTCAGCGCATCACCGTTTAGCCCGTATACATTCAACTCGTCGCCGCCGATCCCGCCGGACACCCCGCCGGCGGAGAATATCGCCTCGTTATAGTCCTCTATCGACGCATCTTCAGCCGCCAGCGCGGCGGCCGCCGCCGCGTATTCCTCGTCCACCGTGACGCGCGCCGCGCCGAAGTTAACCGCGGCGGGCAGCAAGATGTCGCCGCTTTCCCAATTGTAATAGAGTGCTGCTACCGGGTGCGCCTGCCACTCGGAAATATAAATCGGCACGGTCGCCGGAGGATTGTCCGGGTCGGTTTCCTCATTGACCGCCACATACAACTTCCCGTCGTCGTCCGAAATGTGCATGGCGTGCGCCGCCATTGCGGCCTGCGTGTAAATTCCGCTGGCGATGTCGATGATTGCGATCCTGGAACTGTTGTACCCGGCGATGTATTTGCCGCCGAAAAAAACCGCGTGCATTGAATCTGGATACAAATCGTCCCAATCGTCTGCGTCCATCAGTTCGGCGGTCGTGTTTCTCAACCCGTTCTCGCTGGCGATCACGAGCCCTGGGGCGCTGGCGTACAATACCCCATCGGGCGTCTCCGCCGCGCTGCGCTTGCTCACGCAGGGGTATGTCCCGTCGAGGCGCACCACGGTCATCTGGTCGGGCTGCGCGCCGGAAACGAAATAGGCCGGCCCCGCCGTAAGCGCTACCAAGCTCGATCCCCGCACCTTTAACGTCACCAGCGGATGCGGTAGCTGCACCCTAAAATCGTCCGTATACGTCCCTTGGGGCCAGGCGTGCGGGTAGGACGGCTCGCTCATGTAAATCGTGCTGCCGACGAAACCCGCCATGACCCCGTTGGGCAGGGAACAAAGCGCCGTCAGATCGTCCGGCGGAGGTTCCCAATCCATGCTAACCATAACGTCCGGCTGCAGACTGCCATCGGCGATTGAGTCGTACCAGTCGTCCCATTCGGTCGCGCTGCCGACGGGTGTAACGCCCGTTGTGTTGTTCTGCACGCACTTGAACAGGCTGCCATTGTAAACCACAAGGTCGCCGTTATTGTAGGTCGCGGTCGCGGAATATATTTTCAGGTCGGTTGCAAACACCAGTTGAAACTCGGCGAATCCAACTCCGCTCGAATTGGTGCGGTAAACCCTTATTTTGTCGATCGCGCGTCCGGATGGCGCGGACGAAAACCCGGTCAACGTCACGTTTCCCGAACCATAATTGCTGATCTCGATCAGTGGGGAGGGCGGCCCTTCCTCTCCGTACCGGTTAACGTAAGTATATGCGTATGCCCTGTACGTGGTAGCGGTGCTGTAGCCGCTTGCGCTCAATGCCGCGGCCGGGGCTGGCACGCCGAGCTTGATGTAGTCGGCGTCCTGGTCGAACGGGTCGCTCACATTGTCGTTGGCGAAAAAACGCGGCTCGCTTAATCCAGTGAAATATACCCGTTCATATGCGTCGTCCGGCACCGGACCCTTGCGCACATCAACGTCCGTGGCGAACTCAAGCCAATGCGCGGTTGCTGTCTCAACCCATTTGGCGATCGTCGCAAGCGCGGTTAGCGCCGCGTCCGCCACTTTGTACGGCATCGCCTCGGCGCGAATGTCGCCGCCGTCCAGGTCGCAGTTTTCCGCCACCGACGCCTCTCCGGGCGCCAATAAATGTGACGCGGCGATCGGCCGCATGCCCCTGAATCCGTTTGCCGGGAGTGTAATTTTCACTGTTTGGCTTCCAGCATGCGCGAAACGCCGCCATAGCCGTTTCGCACCAATTTAAGCAGTTCTTCCTTGGCGGCCTGGCCGTCCGTCAGCGCGGCCATTGCCTGGAAAACTGATGCGTTTTTGGTTTCGCCAACTTCTTTGTGCACCATCGCCATCCTGTTCTGCAATCCCGACAGTTCTTCAGCGATCATAAACTGACTGCAACCGTAAACGACTACCCGCTCGCCATTGTCGAACGTATTGTCGGAAACGTATTTCATCGCACACCGCTCCCACCGCTTGCGGCACGGCTTGCTGTTGTAGGGACACTCAAGATCGCGGCGGTCTATTTCCCTTCCAGGTCTCATCGTCAATTCCTCTGCTGGCGCGTGAAATTGCGTCCGGTGGGCCGCCAGGTGGCTGACGTTCCTGATTCGCCGGTGGCGCCGGTGCCAGCCGCGCCGGTTCCGCCCGTGCCAGCCGCCGAGGTGGCGGTATGCCCTGTAATATTCAGCGCGTAAGTAAGCCCCGTGCCTCCAGGGTTTCCTGCTGCCAGCATACTTGTGCTATGCGAACCGGTATCGTGGGTGTGGCTTGGGCCGGTGTGGGTGTGGGAGGGACCGGTGTGCGTGTGCCCGGGCTGCATCCATGTGCCGCCCGACTTGTTTGTACCCGCGGCTTCTCCAGAGGCACCGCTGCCTTTGGTGACGTAAACCAGTCCGTCGTCCACGTCCGTCTTCAGCGTGTAACCCAGCGCCGCTGTGTCTTTTTCGAATAAAATAATATCGCCGGCGGGTATGGCGCTCGCCACCCAATCCATAATCCCCGCAGTCAGCCGCAGTACGACCGCATGGTCGGAGGATGCCGTAACGGCCAGCGCCGACGTTCCTTCCTGCGCGCGGCCGGAAACATTCCCGGTTGTCTGGTCCGCCACGCTGCTGCCGATTGTCACCACATCGGACCCCGAAGGACGCTTGATTACCTTGATTATTTCTCGGCTTCCAGCGCTATTGACCAGCGTGATGAAAAAATGCTTTTCCTGCCCTGTTTCTATTGCCGGGCACCCGAGATCGCCGTGGCCGCTTTTTAGCGTGAGCGTCGTTGCGACGGCTGTGCAGTCGGTTGACAGCTCCATGACGTACTGGTTTTTGAATTGTATGGCCGACATTCCGACCGTCTCCTTTCTTGACCGTTACATTAAATGTCGTGCTGCGCGGCGTCAGGCGCTACGGCGTCAGTTTCAACGCGCTCGGCAATACCGATTGACGATTGAAACTTAGAATACCATGCGAGCGCCCTTTCGCGCGCTCCATTAGAAAAATCGGCGTCCTTTGCGTAAGACCAGTAGCAACAGAACTCGGTCAGCGCATTGGCGTGCTCGTCGCCAATTCCGATTGCCACAGCGTAACTGCCGGGATTGACTAAATCTGCTGGCAGCGCGCCATACGTCATGTAGACATAGCCTTGCGCGCTTGACGGTTGAGGGGGGATGACCGCGAACTGCTTGGGGATCTTGTCGTCGTAGGCGTAATGGCGCGCCTCGGCCGATGCGTCCATGGCGGCGAAGAACGGATTATAGGCCCCCATTTTTTCAAGGTTCACCTTGGTCACAAGCCGCCCCGGCGTAAGCCCGTCGGCGCCCATGTTGTGGGATATGCGCAGTAGTACGAGACCGCCCGCCGGAAGGCTCTGGTACGTTCCGGCCGCGAGTTGCACGGCGCCGGATACTAAATTCGCATCGGGCTTCAACGCACAGATTTCGCGCTGACCGTGGTTGACCCCCGAGAAAAGCCATTCCTCGGTCCAGCGGTCGTATCCTTCGTCATGCAGAAACCCGGACGCCGTCGCCATAATTGCCGATGCCAGTATCGTCCCCATTTTTTTGCCTTTTATTCTTGTTTTGGTTCTTACTTAAAACTTAAAACGTAAAACTTAAAACTATGCGGTTACTACAACCTCACCAGATACTGGTCCCCCTGCAGCGCCCGCATAGCCGCCTCTTCCCGAACCCGCTTAACCTCTTCGATAAAACCCTTATGGTGCAGCAAAACGGGCTTGCCCAACTTTTTGCCTGAAGTAAACCTGAATGCCGCCTCATCGCAAATTGCCCGGCAGCTTTCTTCTGGCAGTCCCCATACGCCATAGTCTGAAAACACCGGCGCCGGCTTTCGAATGTATGGGATCGTGAATGTCCCCGTTGAATCGGCGCTGGGCGCGTCCAGTAACAACTGCTGCGTTGATGCCGGCACGACAACATAGGCATCGCCGCTGCCAAACCCCTGTGAGCTTCCGCCGAACATCGCGCATTTCAACTGCGTCACGGCGGCAACTGAAAGCACCAAACCGTGGCTTTGCCGTGTCGTATTGTGCACGTTGTCACGCGCCTGCACCGTGCCCGTGAATGTCTTTGCCGTGTCCGTCAGCGCCGCCTCGCCGCCGGTCTCCCCCCCGGCCGATGTAGTCGTTCCGGTAATGCGGCTTTCGTCGGATTCCCGCGCCGCAACCGCCACCCGCGACGGATATTGCCGCTCCGTGCTTTCGTTGGCGCGGAATATTTTTTCCTGGCTGGAAACGACCGGCCAGTGTTCGTCGCCGGTGCCGTCAACATACTTTATTACCAGCCGACGGCAGGAGTCGTATGCGTACAGGTCTATAAAATCAGGCGGCAGATCGTACCTGACGGCCGCTGCTATAGAAGTAATGCTAATCGTCCCGGTCAGCGAGCGCGTCAGCCGCGCGAACTCGATTGCCGCAGCGTCCAGGTGCCTGTAGATTGTTCGGGAATTTAGTTGCAGCAAATCGGTGTCTGGCCTGTCTACTGCGTCCAAAAACATCTCAATTAGTGTTTTTCCGTCCATGGCGCCTTTCTATGTTACTTATATATACCATCGTTTCCGCCGCTGCTAGACAATCGAGCTGCGCAAGGCTATTTAGCGACAACTTTTCTTCCTCCGGCCTTCAGGGACACCTTTGGAGCATTAGGGGCTACCGGCGGAGGAGGTTCGGAAGCGGCTATCAATTCGGGCTCGAACCAGTCAAAAAACGTGTTGGGCTCCCGTCCACGGATAGCAAGCGTGTGGTTGCCGGAAGTCAAATATATTTCATAAGGACTGTATTGTGGCGCTGAAAAGGTTCCCGTTCCGCGTTTGTTCAAATAGGTCGTCACCCAGGCTCCGTAATATTCAGGCAAGCTGGACGGATTGCCGTCCCAGGTATCCTCGTCCGCGCCGTCGATTGAAAAATAAAACGAGTCCGCGCTGGCTGATTGTAGGTAAACCCTTGTTTGTATTCTATAGGTGCCCGTTTGTGCGACTGAAAACGTATAATTGGCCGTTCCCTGGCCGCTGACTGTGGTGTGGATATAGTGGCCTCCAGATGCCGCAGAGTTTGAAGCAACGACCATCGGTGACACTATCGTTCCGTCCTCGGCCTCGTTGTAATCTGTCGCCGGCGGGGATGCCGCCGAAATAGTGTAGCTCATCGAGGTGGTGGCGGAGGTGTTTGCCGGGGATGCCGTATCCTGCGCAGCAACGTAGGTCGTATAGGTTGCGCCACAGGCCCGCGACACTGTACGGGTATGCGTCAGGTTGTCCTGCGTGCTAAAGACGCTCGGTAAAGATGCGTAGACCACGTTTGACGATCCGTATTTCGCCGTTGCGACCTCGTTCGTGCTTATGACTTCCTCCACGTTCACCGGATCGGAAGTGCAGGCAAGCGACTGCCCGGCGGTGGGCGAAACTATCGTAATGACCGGAGGCGTGGTGTCTGATGGCGGAGTCGGCGGCGTCCCGCCATATTCGTATGGGCCGATGTCCCAGGTGGTGCCGCGAGAGTTGCCGTCCTTGTCGAGCGTAAAATAGGAGGCGGCGTTCGTCCCTTGGTTTATGATCCCGGTCGCGTTTACGGTAGGGCGAAAGTTGTTAGCGTCGCCGCCGTATTGTGAGTATGTCGTAAAATAGGTTGCCGCTTGAGTCGTGGTCAAAAACAGACTATCGACTTCCGTTGCAACGGCCGTCTGGACAGATGTGTATCCATTATTCACGCAAACATTGTTATAAACGTAGTTGTTTGTAAACGTGTTTGTAGGAGACCCCGATGTGTTTGAAAACGCTATGCAGCGCTCTCCAGGGTTGTCAGCTATCAAATTGTTTGCGATGATTATGTCGTTCCAGGTCGTACCAGTAGAGTTTGTCCCCAATGATATGCCCTGATA